TCACGATCATTGTGCCTTCCGCATTTCGGGCAAACCCATTCACGGTCACTGAGTTTCAATTCACTATTAACGTATCCGCATATACACGTCTTGGAACTTGCTTCAAAACGTCCGATACGTATAAGGTTGCGTCCATACCATTCGCACTTGTATTCAAGCTGTCGGAAAAACTCGCTCCATGAAACGGATGATATGGATTTTGCAAGATGGTGGTTTTTCAACATACCCTTTACATTCAAATCCTCAATGATTATCGTTTGGTTTTCACGGACAATCTTTGATGTGACTTGATGCAGGAAATTGTTGCGTTGATTGGAAACCTTCTCATACTGTCTTGCCAATATTTTCCTTGCCCGTTCTCTTCGGTTGGAGCCTTTCTTTGTCTTTGAGAATCTTCTTTGCAACACCTTTAGCCTTGCTTCAGATTTCTCAAGATATTTGGGATTGGCATACACATCACCGTTAGAACATACTGCAAAATCCTTTATACCTACATCTATACCGATAGACGTATCATATCTGACAGCAGGCTTTACAGGTATTTCCTTTCCATCGTCAACAAGGACAGAAATAAAATATTTACCTGTTGGCGTCTTGCTTACCGTGGCAGAACATACTTTACCGTCAAACTTCCTGTTTGGAAAGAATTTAACCCATCCGATCTTTGGAAGTTTTACCTTGTTATTGTCAAGGTCAACAGACACCGAATTTATAGCCTTGTATGACTGTCGGCTGTAATGCTTCGCCTTGAAATTTGGAAAGCCTGCCTTTTCACGGAAGAACTTCACGAACGCGCTGTCCATATTTCTTATGGATTGTTGCAGGCACTCGTTTGATACTTCCGAAAGCCATTCCTTCCCATCTTCCTTTTTAAGTTCTGTAAGCATCTTAGCCAGTTCAACCCATCCTATCTTCGTCTTGTCACGCTGATACGCTTCTATACGTTTGCCGAGCATATAGTTATACACAAACCTACAACACCCGAAAGATTTATTGAAGAAAACAATCTGCTCAGGAGTAGGATTAAGTCTATATTTATATGCTCGTTTCATATTGCAAATATAACTATAAATTAAATTATGGCATAAATAATTCAGTTAAATAGTGTTTAATTAGTTATAAATGCCATTTCTTATTTACAGAATCATAAATTATACCAGGTAAACTAGCGTTGTCAAATGAAGGGCTAGACGCTTCTTTGGGTTTTATATAACTCCACATATTAATTTTTTCGCTAAGACAAGCATACCCTAAATCATAACCGTTACTAGTAGGACCGATGCCTAGAGTAGGATATACATCACTATCCAATCCGACAGGTGCGGTGATTTTACCGTTAGAGTGACCCATAATCACCCCCTTCCTCTATAACGGTAAAAGAACCTTTACAAACAACAATGCCATTACAACTGATACTACGACAATGAATATCGCCATCAATTATAACAGCATCAGAAATGTCATAATCACTAGGAAGTTCCCCACCACATAGTGTTATAACTTCGACTGCCCCTGTGCAGCTAGACTGCCCCTGTGCTCCCTCGCTTCGCTTCGGTCGCACACCAAATTTCCGTTTACAAACAAATTAATTTTCATCTAACTCACGTATTAAATCATTAACATACTTTACACAAGAATCCAACTCATCATACCCGTCCAAAATCATAGCACCAACAGTGATGTGAAGTTTGTCTATCACTTCTTTTCTAAACAGCACAGCATTTACCTTGCTTGTATCAGACTTTTCTATCACCGTTATTGCGGAATCAATAATCCTAGTTAATTCAGATGGTTGTATCATGGGAGTATCAGCACCTTTCCGCCAAGATTGATACTCTCTCAACTTTTTAAGAAGTTCTTTTTTTCTCATACGTTTAGTAAATAAGGGGTGGTTATAGTATAAATGAAAAGGACTATACCACCCCTACTCGTTTTTTTATGAAAATAATTAAGATCCAGACAACAGTCCATAAGATAAATATTGTTTTAAGGCTCTTCAACGGTGACAAAATCACCACAAAGATAATAATTACTGCCTAAATTTATATATATTATGAGTTATTTTTTTTGTGAATTAATGCCTAAAATTATATATTAATCAACAATCTCCCAATCATCGGCAAACACATCGCTAATAGACGGAACCCATGAATCAGCACGCCCGGTGTTCTCGTTGTAGATAAGGCACTGGCTTGTGTAGTCAATGAAACCTTTGCCTTTCAGAATAAGGTCTTTTGCTGATTGCGGAAGAGATTGCATCTTGGGAATAACATCACTCTCTATATGAGCTGGAACCTGTTTGAATACCATTAATCCTTTCCCGTTCCATCCACTTCTACGGATAGCACCACCTTGTTTGAGAATTTCAATAGCATCACCAAATGACATTTGATGTAGAGGTGCTTCGGGAGAGCCATCAAGCCTACCAATACGACATTCCAATACATTGATGTACCTGCTCATGATTCTATGTTGCAAACGGAGTAAGTGGTTCTGATATTTGTCTGTTACAACTTCGTCTATCTTACCGGATTCAATAAATGGAGATAGTTTATCCATCTTCTCATATAAATCTCGCATTTCAATATGCAAGCGGTCAAGAAAAGTATCAGCTATTTTATACGCCTTTTCAAACGTATCTTTAGGGCTCCAACTTTCGTACCCATCTTCATAACGGACATAATAACCCTCATCATTGAAATTTTCTGTTGACGGTTTTTCTCTAAGAAGATGTTTTTCCCACGCATCACCTCTTGTCATAGGTTCCGCTTCAATTTGTTTTGTTCCAATGTACTTTTTCATTTCAATCTAATTTAATTATTTTATAGTCCAAAATAAAGTATTTTAAATACATCCCTTTCTATCTTTGTCACAACGCTCTCATCAAATTTATCCTCGTCAATGCTTTTTATGTAGTCAACCAAAGAATGAATCTTCCTGTTAGTGTAAATAATAGCAGAACGAACATCATCAATCATCACGCTGTTTGAAGCCTTATCCATCTCCTTGTCTGCAAAAGTTCTCTCATGTATAGTTCCATCTTCCTCAATTTTGTATGAAGGAATTTTGAAGAACTCACATACATCAAAACGGCTCATAAGACTAACTGCACTCATCATGCTTGTAATATCATCATCAGAGCAATCCAAGACGATATCCCTATAATCTTCACACACCAAACAACTTTTAAAAGAAAAATATGGAATATCATCTTCCGAATCAAAAGTCCATGTTTCTTTATACTCGTTTGCTTTCATCTCAACAAACCTAGAATGATCATAGCCAACAGACTTATATTCATTGATAACATCAATCCACCCCATAAGTTTAGACATTGTATCATTAATATATTTTCCATACAAAACAACATCATAATACAATGCAGGTAAAGCATTATCACGGGAAGAGAAAGTTACAGGCTTAGAAATAGATTCCAAAACGGATAACTTACCCAACACAAAATTGAATATGTCAGCTAAAGGATATTCACTCTTTATTCGTTTCATTATCAACTATAAATAAAATCGGATGGAGGAAACCCGAAATATGGCAAAAAAGATAAACCTCCATCCGCAAACAAAAACAAGAATTTAATCAATACAGGCAAAAACCACACATTTCGGATAGCATTGCAATGTTAAAAGGGCAAATCATCCCGTCTTTCAGGTTGAGCAGGTGCAGGTGTTGGTGCTTGTACTGGTTGCGACATATCTATCTTAAAGCACCCAACTTCATTGTAATATTTACCCTGGTATTCTCTTGCTCTGATTTCAAGATGGGCAGTAATGGTATCACCCTCTTTCAATTGAAGATCACACAGGTTGCCCATTACATAGAAATACACTTCTTTGGCATACATAGAACCAATTTCCTCAACGAGAAAATTTCTCTTTTGCCAAGGATTACCTGCCTTACTTGTACCAGTCTGTAACTGACATACTTTCTTTACTTTACAATTTAATACTAAATCCATTTTTTTTATTTTTTATATTTCTCTTCCTTTATTTTGTCCAATTCTCTCATTGCAGACAGCCTTCTTTTGTGAGCGTCCACCCTTATCCAGAAAACCTTCTAGCTAACTTCCTTACCGTTAGTTGTGTTCTCTTTAAGTATCTTGCCACATTTAAAAATCTCGTTGACAAGATAATCATACCGTTCTTTATCATAGCAATATCTCATGCGACAAAAGTAATATTAAAAAATAAACTAACACAGAAAACAATACTAAAAATAGTTAACTAAATGGTTAATTCTTCCTCTTCCTCTTTCGACAATGCCTCTACATCACCATCTTCACCTTTAGGGAAATACAGTTCGTCAAGATAATTGCTTGCTTCACTCTTGTCAGTGAAACTCTTTATAACACTCCCCCGTTTGCTAACGACACGGTAACTAATATTATCCTCTGCTACAACTTTGTAACAATTTAAATCATCCACATCTACAACATCGGGAGCATTATCATCAATACGCATCATGCTCAATATATGAGAATACTCGTTCACCTTCACCGTACAGGAAAAAACATTAGGAACTGGTTCTATTATCAATCTGGCATTTATCAATGAATCAAAAACAGAACGCCTAGGTTTGTATTTCAGTTGCCTCCTTATAAACTTCAACGTTATCATATTATCTCCCCTCTGTGCGGATAATACGCACAAACGTAATACCCGTAACGCATCAATACTACATAGAGGTGAAAGGTACTTGTACAACTGGACAGGAGTAAATTTATGGTAATAATCAAATACTCCCTCTTCCTCTATTTCCCTTACACGCCTTTCCCTTTCCTTATTCCTTACCGTCAAATTAGTGGTTTTCCTTACTGACATAGACTATCCTTTCCATGTATCGTTTTCCTTTATCCATTTACGTTCATCATCACTAAGATCACCTGTTGATTCACGATGATATACACACTTGTTGCATAACCCTGCCTTGGCACGGACACACTTGTCGCAATCGTATGGGAAAAACGCTATGGTAGTCTTGTCATAGAAATCCTCACCAGCATCATCATCAGAAAGCCAACCTTTGAACTTTGCAAGCATATCAAGTGCACCTTTCACATCCTTAAAATCAGCAGTATCTATATCAGAACGCTTTAGGAAACTTTCTATAAGACTTATCGCATCTTCAAATTCAAGGTTATCCTTGTTTATCAAAGTCTTTGTCTTTTCCTTATTCTCCCCTTCCAATACACGCCTCATGGATGGTGTCACATAATCGGAAGCAAGCATGGAAGATTTGGCATAATTGACAATCTGTGTTATCCTTGGAGAGTTCACCCATTGCTTGGCTTTCATAAGCAAAGAACGCTCTGACATACCCTCGTCAACAACGTGTGTAGCCCTGTAAAACAAGACAGGATTGGTATCTATCACATAAGCGGACGCAGCCCATAACTCCATCTCATTCGCATCATCAATATGCTTTGCTATATCAATCTTCTTCTGTTTTTCATCGTCAATAAGAAGATTGTTACTAAGGGGAAGTTTACCCCATCCTTTATTCAAACCCATTATCTTTCCTCCTTTATCCTAGACTTTATCTCCCTTACTCTCTCGTCAAGTTCAGAAGAATATTTAAAAAGATTATATATGCTACTCCTGTCAATACATAGGAAATCAGAAATTTCAGATATACTTAAACCCATGTCACGCATGACACAGCACACAAGCGCACGGTTCATCACAATATCATGCTTCCTGCTTTTCCTGTTAACATCAGTATCGGAGAGTCCGCTTGCCGCTAGAACTCTCCTAAAAACCAAAGCGTTATCAGCCTTTTTCCCCATTTTTCACATTCTCCTTGTCCACGATTAATTGCATTATATCAGCGTAACCAGCCAAATCAACCATATTGTCACGCTTTTTATGGAATCCCTGCCTGCATAGCTTTACAGCTATCTGTACAGCAACACAGTCATAAGGAGATAATTCCTTTCCAGTAATCAAAGAAGCCATCTTGGAAATGTTTTCAAAATTGGCTACAGCATCACCATAGTCAGACTGTCTGCTGTTGCTACGGATATCCTTTGCTTCATCAAGGATGCTTCTCTCTTTAACATGATCAACATAAGCAATACAATCCGAAAAAAGAATATATTCTTTACCCTGATCATCCGCACAAAGAAACTTTTCACCATTCTCAAAACAGTATTTAACAGTGACAAATTTACCGAACACATTTGACTTGCTTACAGAATCTTCACCGTGAAGTGAAATGTATTTATCACGGCTTATAATTTTCACCTTGCTATTCAATGTAACTCCAATCATAACAAATCACCAACTTTTATGTTATCCGCATCTTTCTTATCAGAAAAGAAAATACGATCATACTTCGTTTCACCAAACTCAACAAACATGGCTAAGATAAAATACTTGTTCAGTACACTGTCATAACCCTTGTCGTAAATCTTGTTTATCTTTTTTGTTTTCATCGTTTTTCACATTTAATATCCATACTGTCACCTCCCATCATCATCTTCAACGTACATGTATTGGACATCAGTTCAACAATCTCGTATCTTACATACTCATATCCCTCAACATAACATGTAATGGTTTTACCAGAAATATCATAAGTACCGTAACCATTTCCAAAATAGCCCCTTCCTACATAAGTACCATCCTGATTAAACTTAGCGTAAGTAGGTCTTATCATAGGATACCATCTACCATCCACTTTTACCTGAACAAGTTCCCATGTCCCGATAATAGCATCCTTGTATTCATCATCCTTATCATCGGAACAACTACACAACCCCAATAATACTATTGAAAAAATAGCTAAAAATAATAAAAATTCCTTTCTCATTTGCCTAAATTATTTGTGGAACCAAAACCTCCATCGCCCCTATCCGTTGAATCAAGGCTTTCAACCTCAACAAATTCAACCTCAATATAATTACTGAAAAGAAGCTGAGCAATTCGCTCCTTGGCAGCAATATAGAAAGGCTCTTTCTCAAAACTCTTCACTATAACACCGATACAACCAGTATAGTCACAATCAATAACACCATCCAACACATCAGCGTCATGATGCTTCCCGTCAACGCCAATAATACCTTTCAGAGAAAATCCACTTCTCGGCTTGATAATAGCCTTCATATATGAAGGCATCTGAATGGCTATGCCAAGTTTAATCAGGTTACGACCTTTTCTTATCAACGTGTTATCAGGAACATACAAATCATACCCGGCAGCACCATCAGTTTTTTTTTCGGGAAGAACTGCATCCCGTCTTAATTTTACAAATTTTACTTTATCCATTTTTAACATCAGTGTTTAATCTAAATGCGGCTTCCCTAGCCTGATCCTTCGTTCTATACAACTCTATTTTTTCAAACATACGACCATCATCACAGTCATACGTACACAAGGTGACAGCCCACATATTACCACGCGGAGAATAGAAATACCTGCCGTAATCCTTTCCCATCACCTTACCGTCAATCCTTATTTCTCCTTTATTAGCCATGCTTATATTTTTAAATTACTATCACATAATTACCCAAACAACATACAGCCATGAACTCTAGAAATTAATGCTAATTTATTAACTGTAACAGTTGTTTTACAACAATTAACCTTATTCCAATTTATATCTCGCAAAACAGCAAAACCTTTACTGCTGCCACTGATGAAGCAAGTAATACCATTAAAATTGACCTTGTCAAACCTAGTAAATCTAATACCATACTTAGAAGGTTTACCACCGTTAAGCCAATAAGAAGCACTAGCACTTCGTCTTACACCGCCTTTACTGAATTTCTGCATATGCAATACTCTGCTATGCCGAGGAATAAACCTTATAAAATGATGAGTAGACAACATCTTAGCTGCAAGATTACCACATATACAATAAGCATCATTGTAATGTTCCTTATCCAATCCTAATTTTATTCGTTTGTACTTCGTGATATAGCCGAATGTCATTGAAACATTATCGTATCTAAGTTTTAGCTCGTCATACAATTTCCATCGCATAATCCCCATAAAGGCGGAATCTCTAAATGACTTTCCACGCTTTATATTTAATTTAAACTCACCTCTATGATATGCCTTATGGCAAGTTTCGCAAAGGGTAATCAAGTTTTTCGGGCTATCACCTCCAGTCTTTCTGCTCTCTATGTGATGCACATTCAAGACTTTATCTTTACTTTTACCCTTACAATGTTGGCAAATATGATTATCTCTAAATAGCACATACTCACGCACATTGAAGAAATCAAGTTGTTCTCCTTGTTGGTATTCACTGCCAGATATACTTGGATTATTAATCTTTTGTATATCAAAGGAAGCCGTTTCAATTACAATATTTGATATTGGCAATAATTTATGCAGAAAACCAACTAAATTAAAATGAGATTGAATCTTTTGCTTTATTGACGGAGCAATCCATCCATTTTTTACAATCCTATTATTAAATCTAGGTTTCCTATATCTTGTTTTCCTAAACCTTCTGCTCCTTCTCAACATTCTTCTATCAGAAAGTAGCTTAACAACATCATTCCTTAGTTCAGCATTCGCTGAAAAAAGTTCTTGCTTATCAGTTGTTGCCGAAACACCAATATGTTTGCTTCCACAGTCAACACCTAATGTTATGTGCTGTTTATATCCATAGCTTCCATTTATTAGTTTAATGGTGAAAATATCCCTTCTGTAAACAATTGCCATACCATCTTTCAAGAGAAGGCGTGCCTTTCTCTCTGAACAAGGCATCAGAGGCTCATTATGTTTATTAAGAATATATACCATAGTTAATTAATTATTGGTTTGTTATGTTTTTAATGTTTAGTATTATGGCAGCTAAAATAAAGCTACCCAGGACTGCTCCCGTAAATTACCCATCGCCAATGTTATGAAATGGTTTCCTTTATTTGCCAGCAACACTGCCCCTTTGGAGGCTGTTTAATCACTGACCGAAGAGGTTGAAACTTGGATAAACATTTCAACGTTCCTATACATTCATTTCTAACGTAGCACAGATTTATACCTGAGCTTAGGCTAATCTGCTCATCTTAAATCATTAACGTTTTGGTAATGATTGAAGACAGTCAAATTTCAATATCCATTCTCTAAATTCTTTAATGTTAATACTATTCAAATTATTAATAACAGCATCTCCGATATCATCGTTATGCTTCAATCCTAAAGACAGGCTAGGGAACTCCCACCATCTCGCCACACGTCCTTTGTCACCCCACAAAGATATAGCTTTATTATCAAAGTCGGGGAATAAAATAACATTTTTTGGCAATTTATTTCCAAGTTGGTTCATTCCGCCACAAGCTGTCCATATAAAACCGTTACCGAAAGCCATAGATGCGATAAGGGCGGTTTTCTCTGATTCAACCATACAAGTTATCGCATCGCTGCAATACTCCCCTAAAAACGGCTTAAAAAAGCCACGATGGGTAAACCCTTCGCCCGTAGTAAACTTCCTGAAAGCATGGGTTTCCTTCTTCCTGTGACCGTTCACCCCATATCTTATCCTGTTGTCATGGCATACGTTACCATCCTTGTCAGAATACCAGAATACAGAGGATTCCCTTCCAAGACACCCTACCTTGTACCTTGAAAACACATCATTCACGGAATCAACACCGAAAACACCTAAAAGGTACTCATACAGATTACTCCCCTTCCAATGCCCGGCATCGCTAAGCCTGTCAACATACTTCACATCAACAAACCTTGATTCCTGTCTACCCGAATCATACTCCCTCTCGTAGAAATCCTTCAAACTCATCCTGCAACCGTCAGGACTTGACAGAATCCTAAAAGCATCAGAAGCACTACTGCAACCGGGAAGATAAGACACGAGAAAGTCAAACAGGTTGACAGAATCACCGCCCTGCTCGGTAACGGTAATACTGCCCGACTTGTTCATATAGAAAACCAGCTTATCCTTCCTGCTATGGCTCTCCAGATTTATCCTGGCAGGCAACGTCCACCGCTTACCCCTACGCCTTAAAGGAAGCCCAAGCACGGTGTCAAGATTAGCAAATATATATTCATAATCAATAGAACCCATACTACTTAAAATTACGCCATCCCTGTTTGATATCCCTAAAGAAATCGCTCAACGTATAACGGTAATCATCAGGATATCCTAGAAAATCAGAAAGACATGAAACATATCCTCCAGGCTTACGTCCACTCGTCCATCGGTACACCATTTCGGCAGGAACCATAAACACAAGAAGAACAAATAAAATGTCAACGTATATGAGAAACATGACAAAACGAACAAAACACCTCATAATCATTCCTCCACATCCCCTAAAAGAAGCTTCTTCGCATAACGCAACGCAAACTCCCAATTGTAATAAAACGTACCTAGCAAATCAAAGAACAGGCTATACACGGCATCCTTGTCTCCATCAGGAACGGAATACATGATATCATCCATCATACGGATATCATCACTGAACCTGGCATTCTTTGTCGTATAACGCCACAAACCGCCAACGGCAAGTATCTTGGCGTGTTCATAAACATGACCGTCAATGGAATATACATCACAAACGTAATCATTAAACCAATCCTCATCGTCAAGCACACCACTAACAGGGCTTGCCGACAAAATCATATTAACAAACACACCAAAATGACAATACTGCTCTATCTTACCCGAATCATTGTCAAACTCAACCTTAAAAGCATCCTTGCCGCTCTCATTAATACTGCAAACCATATCACTTACGTAAAGCGTCTTTAACCACTGGCTGAAATTATACCTTTTCAAACCAACCCTGTTACGAGATTCATTTATCGCACACTGGGCATCAGACACACATACATACCAATCAGAAGTAACACGAATACTTCTATCAAATAAAACAATCTCTTTATTATCCATACACAATAAAATTTTTCAGCAAAAATACATATTAAAGCAATATGGTAAAAACAATAACGGTTAAATAATCTTTAATCGTTATTGTATTCTCGGAAAGGTTTTAAATAAGTAGAGAAACCGTATTCTTTTATTATTGATAATATTTCATTTTCGTCAATTGAATAAAATTCTCCTTTTACTTTTTTATTTGAAAATCTGCGGTGTAGCTCATTTTCTATATTTTCGTCAATAGTTGCAATGACTAATAAATTATGATTTCCGCACGAAAGCGTTCGATATCTTGTTTTAATATCAGATGTAGAACCTATTTTTACTAACCCAGTAACTTTATCTTTCATCAAGTACGTGCATCTATCAAAGGATTTTTTTCTTGGGAGTTTTAATACTTCCGCCATAGTAGTAAATATAGCATAATACAATAATTCACAATTTCCAAAAAGAATTTTATTTACTTCTATTGCCTTATCAAAATCGTGCATCCAAGCATATTCGATAAGTGCATTAGCTAATGTAAGCTGGTTATATATAGTACCATCTTCGTAAAGCATATATTTCCCATAATCGTTTTCACGAAACTCTATATTTCCTACACAACTTGGGAACATTGTCATTATAAATTCTTTTATACTATTAGTTAAAACTTGGTCATTCTGACCTTTAAAAACTAGTTCATTCATAACAATAAAAAAGTGCGCCTACTACGAGCTGTCAAATCAACCATAGGGTTTATTTCGGAGGCGTTTCCGCAGCTCCACTCGGTAGGCGCAATATCTTAATCTATACTACTACAATATGTCATGGCAAAAAAATAACTCCAATGATTGAAGTCACAGGAGTTTGCCTCTCCCATGATTGATTTGACGCTACAAAACTAAGTATTTTTTTTAAAACTGCAAAATTTAAAACGGCAAATCCTCCTTCATTATATCATCAGCCTGTTGGAGAAGATATTCGTCAGGATTATACTTCCGTCTTAGGACAATCTGAAACATTCTGTTCCTGTTCTCATCCCACGCAGAAGTGACAGAATACCCTTCCTGGCGTATCATGTCAACCATCTTTCTCTTACTGTAAGGTCTAACGCCACAGTCAATACAATATGCACTGTATTTCACATACAGATCACGGTCACGGATAGCCTCAAGTTCAATTCCCCCATCAGAATCATACCCCGAATCGTAAAGATACGACAGGACACTGTTGGAATCACGTCTTGCATTCTCCGTAACGGATTCTATCGTGTAACTTCTCGTAAACTCACCTTTATTCTTAACAAACCGTCTTGCACCCTCTATGATCCAGTTTATGATAGCTGCCGATTCCTTTGACAGCTTCAACGGAAGCGACCTGTCCTGTTCCGATTCCTTGAACACACGATAGAACGGGATAACAAGAGAACGTCTGAAATGACCGTAAGTCTGGTCCGAAACGGAAGGCATCTTGTTAAGGTTGGCCATAAACGGTGGCATCATGTCAGCAAGGAAAGGCTCACCGAACGGAAGGCGCGCCATAGTAGGCTCACCGGATATGAACTTCTTGTATTTTCCACCGCTCACATCCTTCCCACCCATCTCGGAAGCGTAGTTGAGCAACTTCCCGTTTATCATCGCTATATTGTACTCGCAAGTAGACTTGTCACCAGACAGGTCAGCCATCTCCATATACGACACATTGTCTTTCCCCAGGGCATTGACAACAGCGTCAAAGAACACCGACTTACCGTTACTACCACAACCGAGAAGGTAACACATCTTCTCCATCTTGATCTTCTTCCTGTCAACAAAGGCACACCCCACAAACTCCTGCAAGGCATCCTGGGTGTCCTTCACAGGAATCACATCGTCCAGGAACTTCTCCCACAACGGGCTTCGCGCCAACGGGTCATAATTGATATTGATACGTATGCACGATTCTATCATGGGAGAGAAATCAAACGTTTCCATCGTTTCCGTGTCAAGGACACAATTGTCAAACGTGATGAAGTTACGCTTGGGATTGAATATCTCATGCGTCACGTTCTTTACGATGGTACGGTAGAAACGCTCGCTCGTATCGGTCATGTACAGTTCGCTAAGACCGTTTATGCGGCACAAATCCATGCACAGGCGCATCAGATCCTCCTTCATCATGGGAACGAATATCTTACCGTCAAAAGCCATGATGGAACCGCTCCTGTGGCGTCTGAAATTGCATTCCCTGCATGCATCGGCTATATCCATCTCGACCATAGCGGATATGGAACGCTTCCACTCGCCTTCATCCCTTGCTTTACGGAAACCGCGACCACCGCCCTTGTCCGCCAGCTTGCCCATAACGGAATCAAGGATGTATTCATAAGAAGCCTTTGCAGATTCAGCGACAGTCATCTTCCCCTCCTTTCTCTACCGATCCTACCGAGTCCAACAATTTCTCCCGGTCCACAACCTTCCCGAACATTACAACGGGATACAGGTCATAATCGTCCGTTGATATATCAGGGCGTGCGTCCATATCGTCAAGCGAAGAGTACACGTCCGCGATATGCTCCAGTTTCCTGCACACGATGGAATCACGTCTTATCCCGTAATACTCTATAAGATCAGCCATGTACTGTATGGTGATGTCCTTGAACCATGTGAATGCATCGTCACGTGTCCTTGCCCCGTCACAGCAGGTATTGAACGTGTACCCGAAACGCCTCATCCTGACGAAATAGCTGTTCCGCCACAGCGATACCGACTTGTCCATCTCGTTCCCTGCGTTACGTATGGCGGTGACGATGCTTCCAGGCATGAGCGCGCACCGTGAAACGCGAGCAGCGGAAGGCTTCCCGTTCGCCCCGGTCCCATCCACCATATCCACATCGGGCACGAACCTTAGATCATCCACGCTCCTTCCGCCCACAACGGACGTGTCATGCCGCATGAGATAGTCGGCATCCACGATATGCCCGTACTGTCTTACCTGGTCCTCGCACCACGAAGCGAATCTCCTTAACGACCGCTTCCACTCGGAAGGAAGCACATACCCGTACCTTGCACATATCTCGGCTATACGCTTCCTCTCCTTCTCCCATTTGCCCTTCATCTTCCTCTCGTACTCCAGCACCTCACCCTCCACGCTGACACCAGCGACCTGTGCAGCCATAGACTTTGCAGTTAAAGGTACGGGCACGCGTTTTATGAATGACGCTTCCGACACGAACACAGCCTTTGTCCCGTCCTCCAGAGGCTCGTCAAGTTTAATACAGCAGTGACGATCCCGGAAACTGACGAGCGTAACCCACCCGAACAGCCGTGTCTGAACCCTCATACCCTTGTACCAGCGTTCCCTGTCGGGCATTGCATCGGACAGGCATATGACACGCCTTGATTCGGGCAACCTAAGTTTAATCTCTATTTCTTCTTCCATATTTTACACACACATTAAGATATTCACCTGCAAATATAGCGCAAAAAACAACACAAAAACACATAGTTAAATTAATTAACTGCAAATGTTTACGTGATTAACAAATGCGTGTAAAAGAAGATAGTTTATCTTTCTTTACGCAAGATTTTTTACTTTCACGTCCACAGTATGTTTTAAACAGTAAAAGTAAAAAATATTGATTGTTGTTATTTTTTACTTTTGTTATAATTTTTCTTATTTTAGTTAAAATGATTTAACTATAATTTTTTATTTACATATTATTTTCTACGTTAAGAAATGTAAAATTGACTTAATTTAACATAAAATAAAAAATCTCAACACCGATAGTTGCATATGCAACTAATTGATTCGGGAAAATTCGTAAAAAACCTACGAAATTCGTTGATTTTTCGTAGACTTCGTAAACTCTTCGTTTTTCAACACTTGTCAAAAAACTCGCGCAAATTAGAGGATAAGTTACTGAAAACAAGCTGTTTAGCCTTGTCAAAAAAAATTGAATCGTAAATCTTTGAAAATCTACTCTCTATTAATTTGCATATTAAATGTTAAAAGTAATATATATTTACAACACATATATACACGTACACGATACATACTCTATTACAATACATATACATACACAATAAATACATAACACATACACATACATACACCAAAACTGCATACGTAATTTAGTATAGATACATATCAAAACGACGAAATCAACGAAGAATACTGTAAACCAATAACTTATACTGCAAAAAAAGACATAAAAAATGCAACAACACCTACGAAACACACCAAAAAACCTACGATTTTCGTAACTTTTTATGTAAAGATTTATCCGATTTTGTTGAAAACTACCGAAAATACACCTCCAAACCGCAAAATCAGCCATCCGAGCAAAATTTGGAGAAAAAAAATTTTTCAGAAAAAAATTTATCGGAAGCGACACACCCACATAGAAAACTCCAGGAAAGGGGGTATGCCGTTGATTTACAGGTAGTTACGTGTGTTTATCTACCACGTTTCTCAACGTTTGTAAATAAAAATAAATTCTTTTCTACGAGAATCGAATTTCGAAATCTTTACAATAAAATATCTTTACAAGTGACTTCTACGAAGATTTCGTAATTCCCTCATTACCAGATATTTACAACCAAATTTAACACAAATTAACATTGAAAAATCTTGAAATTAAACATAATATAGGTCTTGCACGGTCTGATCTATTAATATTATACAATATTAATTTAAAATATGTATATAAACAGCGTTGATTTTGGAAAAAACAGGCTTAATTTATAATGAATGTTAACGAAATATACAACATAATCGAAAACGCTGTATGTTTGCGGTGTCGGAAGGACAAAACGATATATGACATATTGAAACAGCTTGCCACGGTGACAGCGTGGCACAGAGCCGCAAACCAGGGAATAAGCGGGATATAAATAGCGGTGTAGCTAGCCACGATGCAGAAGTACGGGTATCCTTGATAATGGTGATAGGAACTTAGTGCAATATGCGAGTAGCCTCCCTAATACAATATAATGTATGTGCGTGTGTATCCTATACATAAGCCTTAATACTTGTCTGTTATGCACGGATAAGTTAACATAAGCCGTAAAAACATACGATACGCACATATTGTAATGTAGCTACCATTAGTGTACATTGGTAACGGTTACAAGCCCGTATAGATACAGAGTACAATAAACTTAATACATTATATATATATGGAAGCAAAAAAAATCTCACAGAGAGCGGTTAAGAGTATGATTAACAGTAATACAATATTGCTGCATATTGGTAACTTCGAAACTGGAAAGCGTACCAACTTAAGGCGCGCGGTTGACGAATGTGTGTACACTAGTCGGTTGTATTACAATACGGAAATTCAATCGGATTCGGAAAAAATAGAATACTTATCATTTCATCAACCTTGTGACTTGTTTAAGGTTGGAAAATATGTAGTATATATCCAAGTGTTTAACAATTACACGGAATATCGCATTAACTTTAACGATGCAAGCAAGTATTACACATTGGTTATCGGTGGCATGAAGTTTTTAATCGTGTCGGATTTGGGCTGGTGTAATATATGGCAAGTGTTTGACGGTCCGGATACAAACGGAACGAACGAAACGGATAAAGAGTATAAACTTACTGTAGAGTTCCGTAACGGCCAAAGGTACTGTTATTACGGAAAAACGAAAAAACAAGCTATAGCCGAATTTAAGCGTAATTTTGGTAGCTTTAGCGGTTTTGTCAAGAAAGAATGGGAATTAGTATAAATCAATTAAATATTACAATTATGGAAAGATACGATTATTTGGAAACAATTAAAGAGGATATATTGAACTATATCAACGAAAACAATATAGTAGTAACCTCCGAAAATAGGGACGAAGTGGAGCAGGATCTTAATGATACACTATTTACATGTGATAGCGTAACAGGGAACGCATCAGGATCTTATACCTTTAACACTTGGACGGCCGAGGAATACCTGTGCCACAATTGGGACCTGTTAAGTGAAGCGTTAACGGAGTTAGGGTATGATATGAGTTATTTGGAAAGAGGCGCGGAATCATGCGACGTAACTATACGCTGTTATCTGTTAGGACGGGCAATTTCAGAAGTATTGGACGAAGTGGAAACGGAAATAGAGGAAGAGGAAGAGGAAGAGGAATGAGAACGTATTTTGCACAAGTAGAAACAAGATATCGGGCGATTAAAAATTGCCCGTTTACCCCCGCACATGTTGTCAAGGTTTTTGGCGGTTATATGTGTTTTGAAAGTGATAATGATTATAGAGTTTGGAAAAATCAAAAGTAAATAACAATGATTGAAACATTAATACTATTAGGTTGCATGTATCTATCCATACGGGTAACAGATTATATCGAAAAACAGAAACAACAATAATTAAAACGTAATATTATGGAAAGAAGAAACGGCAAACTATATTAGGGAACGCCTGGAATTATACCTAAAATCGTGGGTATTGCCAAAACTTGATGAATTATCTAAATGAATAGTATTATGGAAAAACAAGAATTTATCGAAAAGTACAATTTTGTCAAAGAAAGTGTTATATCTGCAATGGATAAGGCTTTAGAACGTGCCCTAGAGAACGAAGTAATAGACCCTAGTAAATGTGATGGCAATTATTTAGATGTTTATCCACTAATTGGAGCGGTTTTAAAGAGAGAATTAAGCGTTCTACTACTTACAGTCGTTCTATAAAACGTAAAGCAACCAAATATAATAACGATTATAGAATATGGCACGATTATGCAGGGGATTATAGAAATAAATAAATAAATATTATTACAATGAAAAAGCAAAACTTACAAAAAGAATTATATCCTATCCTTGAAAACGAAAGTATTAAGATAGGAACGTTTAAAGCTAACAGAAGTATTGATACATTGGATATTGTCAAGGAAAATATCAAGTTTTGGAAAAGCTATGATGGACATAAGCTACCTAATAAACAGGTTAAACGCCAGTATTATAACGGCACTAAGACACAAAACATAATCAAAATGTACCGAGATACACCCGAATTGATTAAGTTTGTAAGAGAGCACGCAAACGACTACGATACAGTACCACGCAAAGAATTACCTTCATGCGTGCGTATTGTACGCAATAGCCGTTCTCAGAACCGTTATTTTTCCGTATTTATTGAAAAATTTGGGGAAATAAGTTTTAAAGAAGTTTTGAATGTTTTCCCGTTACTTCCAAAATCATATTTGAACAAGTAATTAAAGTGATTAAAGTAATTAGAGTTTTAAAGAGAATACTAACTGATTCAGATATAATAGATCTGTACGGTATGTATTGTGATTTTTATAAAAACATACAATAATATGTAACGCAAAGAATTAGACAACATTTTGCGCAACTTGTTAGTTGCCGGGAACATTGTAACCGTACCGTTTGAACAAATGAGAGAGATACGCAAGGAATTGGATCGATTTGTTAAGCCTATACAGATAGATATTATCAAGAGTGATTTTCAAACTGTTTCATTCAGAGAATTAAGATAAAGCGGAAATAATGTGAAATATTTTCCCGGTATGGAGAACAACGAATAGAGCGATACTATTACCGGGAACTAATTAATAACTTAAAAACGAAAAGATATGAATATTATTACAGATAAGGCGAAAACTCCTGCAAAGCTACGTTATAGGGTGAGCAATAACAGCGGAACAATAAATAAGGAGTTCGGCAAAAATCAACAAGCGGCCTATGACTTTGCAAACGAGATGAAAGAAACGGCAACCATACGCGGATATTTTGTTTTTAAACATAGAGGGCAATGGCAAACGAATACGGTATTCATTGATCATGTATTTAAATAACCAACTATCCCGGCGTGGAGAACAACAAGCGGATCGCCACCGCCGCCGGGAACTATTTATTAACTTAAAAATAAAAAGACATGGAAAGTACATTCAAGTTGTTAGCTACTGACAGACAGGCGCAAATACTATTCAACAACTATTGCGTTAAACTGATGGAGTTCAAAGGGGATAAAGAAAGTTATCCAGAAATGAATATAAATAATGAAATAATTTACCCGTGGCGTGTTACATTACGGCATAAAGAAGAATTAGGCAAACTTCGTGGGGTGTATTCATTTGAAAAACTTGTAAGTATCATTTGATTTAAAAATAATCATTATGAAACGAATTGAAATTTTGGCTTTATTATCATTAAGTCTATCATCATGTAGTGAATACTTCGATAAACAACAAAGTAAGAATGAACTAAAGAAAAAGTATTCTTTCGCATTAAATTACTATGTTGAAAGATTGTCCGTTATTTGAATCATACAGAGATAGTATCAACAAGTACACAATACTTTCAAATGAACTTGATTACTAACTTAAAAACAAAAGAATATGGGAACGAGCAATCAGCTAAGTATTAAGCAAATTATTTGTTTTAACATTATAGCGGCTGAAAAAGTTGCCGGGAATATATGTCAAGGTCTTGCTGTTAAGCTAGGGAAAGCGTTTATATACGATAACCGTGATATTGATGTCAATGAAATCTCGTACATCAGCCAACAATGTGCGATTGCGCTTCAAAACATATCCGAATTAGGGCTCACCGAAGCCAAAAACAAGGAAATGAATAATATAATATCTAAATATAATGGGAACGAACAATAAACAATCCATCCTGGAAGGACGGAAATGGGATGTGATAGAGAGTGTTGACGGTTATTTTTCCGGGGAAAAAAATGGAGTTATCATACAAGGAACGACAATGAGTGATCTGTATGAAAAATGTAAATCTTTTGATATATCTTCGGTTATGGAGAAAATTAAGACAGGTGTAGAACTGAACGACTGGGAAAAACGATTAATAAAAGTTAATAAAAAGTTGTTGGCAAACCAATAAACTATATCTTTGCTGTATGAAAAAGAAATACGTGGCATATTATAAGGGATGTACAATAGAGGTCACAGGAGAAAAAGACTTCATGTACCGAATAATAAAGAGAGGTCCAAAAGGTGAACGGATGGATCTTTTTGTTGATATGTTTTACAGGTCTACAACTGATGCGTTAAAGGGTGCAATGAGGTGGGTGGACAATAATATTAGAAAGGAGTGAATTTATGCTTTTTGGAATTGTTTTCGCTATGATAATGAAGGCTATATGTGGAAATATGTTGGACGATTGATTATTGTCATTGTATGGCTTATTGTGTTACAGATCTTATCAGAGTGTTAATTATGAAATATTTAAGAATACATTTGATTATATGGTGTTTGCCTTGTATAATATATACACTATTCGAGATTGCAGTATTTTTGGCGTTCAATATCATTTCGTTTATATGGCAATTCAAGTTCTTTAAATGGAGTTCCATATTTTATGCCAAATATACATGGCAAAACACATGGAACGGTACTTCTTATGTAGACCGAACCCCTTGGGATACCTTTAAAAGACATTATTCAGTTATATTATAATTTAAAGAAAAAATGATAATAGGGATGTTTCATTCATAAAAACAATATAAAAGCTATGAACAAAGAAGAATTTCAGACAAAGAAAAATGATATCAATTCAAAAATAAGGGAATTGAAAAGTCAGAAAATTAAGTTGAAAAAGGAGTACATTGAATCCAATGCGAAGTATCCTATCGGAAGCAAGGTTTGTATCACCACCCCTGCATCAGTATATACGAGTTTGCATGATTTGACAGGTGTCACCGTTCCTGAAACAAAACAGTATGCCTATATTGTGGGTTATGATATCAGTTACCTGTGCGATATCAAACCATTGTTTAAAAAGATAAACAAAGATGGAAGTGTATCTAAAGTAAACTTGTATGTTAATCTCGAAAATGTTGTAATAGAATTGGTACAAGGTCATGAAGAAGGTAGAAGTAGGAACTCTTGACGAGAACGAACTGTTTGAACACAGGGGTACAATCTATGAGGTTTTATACAAGACGGATTATTGTGTCCGTTGCCAATACCCGAATGACAAATACCGTTACGGGGATAAATGGAAATATCTCTATACCGAGTTTAGTTTATGGACAAAAGTGAACAAGATATGAAAACACTGGTTTTTGATGTGATGCTTGACGGGCGGTTTGTACATACGTTCAGATACCAATACTGCCCATTGTTCCCGATAGACGAACAGGAATTGGAGAAGTTTGTCACTGACAGGCTTCCTACGTTAAAAGGAAAGGATTTTAAAATAGTATTTTGATATGAAACAGATAGTAGAAGAAGCGGCAAGAGAAAATATTCTGTTTAATCACAGGACAGTTGACAGAACTTTGTTTGGTAAAGATTTGGCAAAGTTTGGAGAGATGAATTTCGTTCAAGGTGCCGAATGGCAGTCAAAGCAATCTCCTTGGATAAGTGTTAAGGAACGGTTGCCGGAAAATAACACAGTGGTTCTAACAAGAGGGGCTTATGGCTTCCTTATTTGCCAGCTTTCATCTTTGGGTGAATGGGAAACTGGAGCAAATGTTAATAAAGAAAGATTAGGCATTACCCATTGGATGCCCATCCCGTCTTTCAATGATATACTCGAAGCCAACAGGGATGTACTTGAACGGATTAAAGAAAAAGGAGATTGAATATGAAATATATGGGTAGTAAATCAAGAATAGCAAAATACATCTTGCCTATAATATTAAAAGACAGGAAAGACGGTCAATATTACGTAGAACCGTTTTGTGGCGGTTGCAATACCATTGATAAGGTAAAAGGTTTGCGAATAGGGAACGATAAGAATAAATTTCTGATTAGTATGTGGAAATATTTATGTAATGGTAGAAAATTCCCAATTAAAATATCAAAAGAAACTTATTCCTATTATCGAAATATATATAGAGGAAACGAAAGTATTTCAGATGATGATATGGCAATGATTGGTTGGATTGGTTTTATGGGAAGTTTCAATGGACGCTTTTTTGATGGTGGATATTCCGGGCATAATGTAAAACAAAGAGATTATATAAGTGAGCAAATACGTAATACTTTGAGCCAAATTGATAATCTAAAAGATATTCAATGGCATAGTGAAGATTATGCAAACTTAATTATACCCAATAACTCTATTATTTACTGTGATATTCCATATCAAGGGACAAAACAATATGAAATATCTAAAAATTTCGATTATGTTATATTTTGGGAATGGTGTAGGCAGAAAGTAAATGAAGGACATAAAGTTTTTGTTTCTGAATATTACGCACCAAATGACTTTGTATGTATTTGGGAACATGAATTGAAAACATCCATTAATCAGACAATTACCAAAAAAGCCGTAGAACGATTGTTTGTACATGAATCACAAATTTAAATATAAAAGGAAATTGATTATGCAAATGCTTAAGCAGTTGCGAAGTATGTAAGTGGCTATCTTTTCGATGTCATTAATGATGTCGGAGATGATGAGTATATAGCAGCGTATCTCAGAGAAAAGGGATATGAAGTAAAAAAACAAGAATAATCCTCAAATCAAGAAAAAATGAAGTATAAGGTTACATATACCCTACGAAAAGATGTTTCTGTTATTGTTGATATAAAAGACAAAGAACTTAACAGAGAATTTGAAAGACTTGGTGAGATCCACTCTGATTCAGATTTTAATGGGGCGTCTGATCCTCGTTGGAAGATAGAAGAAAAGGGCTATAAAGAATTTTCCTGTGGTGGACATTATAACGAGAGAAATGGATACATTATTAATAGATCCATTATGAGATATAGCGATTAATATAAAAAATAATGGAATTATGGAACGGAACAGTAATGAATCATAATACAATAAAGAAATGAGTAAAACAACAATTTATTATCTATTCCTAGTAGCAATGTATATGCTGCTAGGATAGATGGAAAGGAGATTTAATATGGAAATAAAGAACGTAGGACAACTTAGAAAAATCATAGAGAACCTTTCCGATGATTTTGAAATCGAGATGCGTATCAGACGCAAATTGACGGATGAAGAATTGAAAAATTGCAGATACCCTTATCCTTACGATGCAGAGTATTTAACTTTGGAATTTGACGATATAGGCGTTTCTAACAAAGTATTGTGCTTGGGTGTAACTTCTAATGAATGAACGGTATGAAAGTAAAGAACGGAATAATAATAGATGAGATGCTGCATGAATTGTGCGATGGAATGTGTGATGAGTGCGATGATAGTTCAGAAATCATTTGCAATATAAACATGGACCAGCGATTTGTCAGTCGTGGTAAAGTAACTGATATTAAAACGAAGGAGGAAAAGAAATGAAACAGGTGTTATCAGTTGAACAGATGAAACATTTGCAGAAGATTGGGTTTGATACGAGCGATGGGAGCATGTGTTTCGAGTGGAATGAATCAGATTCAGATAACATGGTTGTAACCTCTCTGGATGCCGATACGAATTACGACTATTGTCGTACAACTTACACCTTGCAGGATATTCTCGATAAGCTGCCTTGTTTTATTGGCAAAGAAGTGCTGACCATTCAGAAACTTGCAGATAGCTATACGTGCTTGTATATGGAACCTTATTCTAGATCTATTATAAAGATTACAGAGAGTAAAGAACTTATTGATTCAGCCTACGAAATGTTGTGCTGGTGCATTGAAAACGGATATGTTAAAGTTGGAAAGGATGAATAACTATGGAAAATAATTTTAAAAATGTATTCGGTGTATATGATGGTTTACATACTGATACTTTAAGGCATATTCCCGAAATTAGTTGTTATAACCATAACTACTATATAGGATTGAAAAGGGGAAACAGTACGATACATGATTTGCTTTTTGCAGAAAGTAATGATGATAATCTTACAGAGTGGTATATCGTTCTTGGAAATTGTATCAAATATATTGGATATGAGTATTCAGACGAAGGAGTGATTAATTTATCGGAGGAATAACTATGGGATTTACAACACCGTGTTTTATACGCAAAAATACACAGGAACTTCGGAGAGGGCTGGAAGAGTTGGGATATAAAATGCTTTCCCCAATAGAATACGACAATCTAGAATGTAGCGATAATTGGGTTAATGATATAAAATCGCTCAACGACTGTAATGGTTTTGATTGCGGAACGAACGAGGAACTTTTCCTAGCTATAGCTGCATTGAGGGATGATACAGACAAGTACCAATGGTTTACCGATGGGGATAAGTGGATTCTGTGTCCTAAAACCAAGTTCTCTACCTATTGGGTCTACTATCATATTGATGTCAATACGGATACCGTTCACAAGGCTACCGTAAATGAACTGATTGAACATTTTAAAACAAAGGAGGAATAATGAAAGCAAAGTATTTTAAAAAGATAAGAAGCCAAGTAAAGTGGTATAAGGTATCATATAGAGATAGTTTATTTTTTAGTTTTAGCGATGAGAAAGAAATATTGGCTAAATCTCCTGAAAATGCTTGTGTCAGATACCATAAACGTACTGGATGTTTTGTTAACAAATATAATCCCAATAATATTACACAATATAGTGAATCTCTTTCAAGGTTCAAGGTATGTATAGGTAAGAAAGTAATGTATTTCGATTAAATATGAAAGCAGAATGGAGCCTTGGTTTCACTGATGCGCTAATAAAGAAATTGAAAGGAGAATAATTATGACCGAAGAACTTGTAACATTAGAAACAGCGAAGTTGCTGAAAGAGAAAGGGTTCAATGAGTATTGTAAAGATATTATTAAAGAGGACAATAATCGGATAATGCAATCTGTGTTCCGAACGAATAAGAATTTGCCAAAATTGTGTTATAGTCGTCCCACTCAGTCCATTGCACAAAAGTGGCTACGTGAAACCAAAAACATTCATATATGTGTATATAACTGTGCTTGTAGCTATGGATACGAAATATCTAAAGCTGACAATGGAACTCATATAACTAGTTCTGTTTATAAAGGTCCGAATGACGGAGGAAAATGGGATATCTATGAAGAAGCACTCGAAGCAGGAATACAGGAAGCATTAAAACTTATATGATTATGAAAACAATTATATTTACAATAATATGTATTATCGCCCTATTATGGGTTGGAGATCTCACGATTACATTTAAGCCGTTTTCCATATCCCTTCCCGGTTGGCATAAGGCTTTAGGTATCATCCTGTTTGTATTTGCAATGGCGGTGTATAACATTGGAGAATACGCTAAGGGGTACAAGCATGGTTTTGATGATGGATTAAAGGAGTGTCTTGAAATAATTAAAAAAAATGGAAAGAATAGAGCAGATAGCAACAATTGATTTTTGTTATTTCCGATTAAAAATTCTCTGCAAACAGCTTTCTAACACCAAGTCAAACATCGAAAGACTAGTTGACAAGGCTTGCGGTTATAATGAAACCGAAGAGATAAGAAAGGAGTGTATAATGCTTGTAGAGCAGATCATTGAAAGCAAGAAGCAAATCGGAGAAGATTTCACAAGAGATGAACGTGTTTTGAATAAATTGAAAAGAAATGAACAGTAGCGACATTGATTTCCCGTTACTCCGTATATTTAATGGAGTAACGGGGCGATATGAACTTCTTATTGACGATGTATCCATAGATGCTTATGGACGTGTAAGAGATAGCAGTGGTTGTGTTGTAGAATGGTTTACAGGCGTGTTTGACATGAACGGAATACCATTGTTTGAAAACGACATAATCATGCCTGTAAAGGACGGGATAAGCCAATATAGACGTATCTGGAGAACGGTAGGTGGATTTATACTAAGCAGGAGTAATGACGTGAAAGGACTGTCCAAATTGGATATGCTTGGTGCGGACTATCTGGTAAACGAACGTGTGCAGCAATACATATCTGATGGTTGCATAAAGGTAGGATCTGCAACAATAGATCTTAGCCTGTTGAAAGGGAGAACGAAAGAAGATATTATTAGAAATTTAGCTAGAAGGGTCAGATGAAAGATAAAATGCTAGAGGAAAGTTTGAACAATTTCTACAGGACGTTTCTTATTTGGGTGATAAGATGTTATCCTATATTGTTCTGTATTGCTATACTTGTCCATCAGTGTGAGGTTATACACTCTGTTGGAACAGGTGATATCATTGAATATTATGATGGTGACACATTGGAGTATATTCAGTATGCCACTCCGTTTTCGGACAAGTACCTTACCATATTCTTTAACGCCAAACTGTTTAATGCAATATTGTTCTATATATTGTCAAAGGTGTTTTTATTTTGTATATACCATAGAGTATTTGTCATTGAGATGTTGATATACGCAATATTGGATATTGTATTTAATAATGTGGTGTTTGAGGATGTGAGATGCACTATGTTTTATTCGTATATATCAATAGGATTTGTAACTGTATGTTTCTTTATTGCATTGTATCTACATCAACGATTCGGAGATAGGAATATAAATAATCATCAATCTATAACCGATGGTTTTAGAAACTGTTGTAGATTATAATTTCTGTTTTCCTGTGGGCTGTAATCCTCCCGTATTCTTCATGTTTATCTTGACCTTTATGGGAGATGACTTTTTATTTGATGTTACTTTAGGTGATTTAACATTCACCCTAATCACTTTCTTTACCATATATTACTCATTTTAATTGTTTTGCAAAAATAATGATTTTTTTTGGTATTATAAAAACTTTATGTATCTTTGCGGTGCGATAGTTTTTGGACTTTTTTGTTTTATAATGATAGCTGCTACCTAAAATATAAGCAGAGGTTTCTTTATACATTTTTCATAAGTCTAATGTATAACTGTCGCAAGTTGAAGAGATCTCTGCTTTTTTTATTTATGCGACAGATAAATGAAGAAAACTTAAATGACACAGGTGTTGTTTTAAGTACGGTAAATCCCTCCGAAATGGGTAAGATGTTTTCTTATAATGGAATAAATGTTAGGATGCGTAAGATGAATGGATATATCCTTGTATGTCTTACAGATTTTGCTAGGTTATTTCCTGATAAAAATCTATCCACTATTATAAATTCTAAGGAAATGACTGATTATGTAAATCGTTTGAGCGAAATAAAAAATTTTATTTCGACTGATTTACTGCAAATTATAAAGGGAGGAAATGTATCACAGCAAGGAACATGGGCACATCAAAAAATAGCTCTTAGGGTTGCTCAAAAATTATCCACTGATTTTGCTATTTGGGTAGATGACAAGATCGAAGAGTTTCTTACCACGGGAAATACTTCTATATCATCAAGACTTCCAAACTTCAACAATCCTGCCGAAGCTGCTAGGGCTTGGGCTGATGAGTATGAAAGGAATCAAGCATTAACCTTAGAAAACAAGGAAGCAAAGCTACAACTAGAACTAAAGACGGAACAACTAGATGAATCCAAGGAATGGTATAGTATCAAAAGATGGTCAAAGGAAAACGGTGTAAACTGGAGGAAGGTTAGCTGGAGAAAGATGAAAGTAATATCTTACGAGCTAGGTTACGAAGTGAAAAAGATTTTTGATGCTAACTATGGACAGGTTAATATATACAATGTGAATGTATTTAAGGCATACTTTAACAAATGTGAATAAATAATATGTATTTTAAAATGTTTGATAGTATGTCATTTTATTGATTATATTTGCATCATGTTTGAGTGTAGAAGCAAACATATCTATAATGAAAGTTTAGGGGGAAAGCGTTCCCCCGATTTTATTAACCGTAAAAATGATAAAACAATGATTCTACTAGAAATTTTTCAAAACTGCTTTATTGTGGGGTATGACGGAAAGAAAATACCCTTCGTAAAAGATGATTTCCTGTTTAGTGATACCGGGGAAAGATATATCTTGACCAACAAGGAAAACAGCGAACAGGTTAGCCTACCGAAGCAATTGACAATAATAATTAAACGTAATATTTGCCATGAAGGTATTGATTAGAAAGGATTCAAGCGACATAAGATTTATACTTGAACGGTTAGGGTACACCGCTTCCGAAAAAGCGTTGGATGGATTTGGTGATGGCATCTTTGTAGACAAGTCAGATAATACTTTTCATGTAAAATCAGAGTGGGATGTTATCCGTATGTTTCTTGAAACAGTAGATTGCGGAGATGATGAGAATATGTTTTTTGATTTTGTAGAAAACGACATAACGTTAATAATGCTAGATAAGTATAAATCTTTAATAAAAATTGGTAACTTTCCCATCTTTAATACATCTAGTATTAAAGATGTGTTATACCGTGAAGATAGAGAACATAACATCATAGAAGTTATTGTTATTTCAGTATATGGGTTAAAGTTGAAAAGCGTAAAGGATGTTAACTTTTCAGACCATAATGCGGACACAATAATAGCATACATGAAATCGTTGCATAAACAACTAAAAGAATATATCAAATGAAGTGTAATTTTACCCCTATGGACAAATTCTACTAGATACTGGATTACTACGGTTTGTCTTACACGGAGATTAAGAAAAATCATATCCGTGTGTTTTATGGAAACAAGAAATTGTTTGATTATTATCCGCTTCGCATGAAGCTGTTTGATTACCACGAATGGCATCAGCTTACTTATCCGTTCGTGAAGGGCAAGGAAGATGAATGGGAAATAGAACTTACCATGTTTATTAGCGGAATGTTGGGAGATGAGATGTTTAAAAAGTTTAAAATAGATTGATTATGGATAAGAAAGAGAAGGAATTTACTCCAAAAGCTATAAATTTGTGTGGCAAACGGAGAATGCTATCATCCATAAAAGGATGGGAAATTGTTCATTATAACAATTACTCGAAAGGTGTAGCCAATGTTCAGCCTGTGGATAAACTGAGAGTAACACTTTCAGGGCGTGAAGTAATTGAGTATGTCCTATCTGATGGAGATAAAACGATTGATAAACTAGACAGTTATTTCGGATTACTATGATGATAAAAGTAGATATACCGGAACCGTTCATAGACGGTGACAATACGATGGTAAACATCACGTCCGATTCATTCTGTTATTCTAGTATTGATTCACGTTATGAAGGATTCCAGAGTTCCTACAAGGACGGGAATATGAATCAGAAGATACAGGGAAAACTAGAAATAATTGCGGACCAGTTTAAAGAACTTATAAAGATAATTGAAGATGGAAAGACATTTGTTAATACAGGAGTGTGAGAGAGAGGAAAAGATGAAAGAGTTACGCAAACAGCAGAACGATCTTATCAAGAAAGGTCGTATGGTTGAGTGCTCTCGTGTAACAGCCAAGATAAAGGAGTTTCAGGAAGCATATATCAAGGCTTATCCTGACGGTAAATATGTAAGGGGCATGGATATTATCAAGAAGATGTCTGATGATGAGAAAATGGATTGGATGATGTATATTAATGCCATTGCTTTTTGTGCTGATATTATTCACTCATCTTCCATTGAACTGAATGAAATGCTAAAGAAAACACTCCCAGGATCTAGCCTACAGATGTTTGAAACGCTTGAGAAGGTAGGTACTATGGCAAAGAACCAAATCCTATGGATGGATAACAATGTTGACGAGAAATACCAGGATGATTTTGCAAGATATGCCGATGAAATATCCGTGATGCTTTTATCATTTGTTAAAAATAAATTTTTACCTAGAAAATGACAAGAGAAGAGATACACAAAAATGTGCTGACAATAAGAAATTATTATTTCAGTATTCAGAATAAGATTGACAATGGATACAATGTTTCAGAATTGGATATAGATTCAAAAACGCACAACAAGATGATTGACGATACAATAAAATCAGCCTTTGAAGATCATAAAATTATTCTTGCTTTAGAAAAGTATAAGCTATGAAAAAGAAAGAAATAGACGAAGGATATATTGTAGGTGACTTTTATATTATTAAAAGCCCTATCAAAGAGGGATGGCTTCACATAGTGAATATAAAAACATCTTGGCAGATAAAGGTGATGATGGGAGCGAATACGGCAAAGTTTCTAAGCCTTTCCCAACAGGATATATTTGACAGGATTAACGGAATATACATTCAATCCATGATGTCTTTATACGATTCAGATTATGCCTTGAAAATAGCTAAAGATGCTGTGTCTTATATGTCTGAAAAGGCAGAAAAGATGGAAAAGTTAGAAAATGTGTGGAATACTGAAAGTGAAGATATTGAAAAGGTGAAGAAAGATGAGTTCATGATGAAGATAGCCACATCTTCCGATGAAGAAATCATGGATATGGTCGTAAATGGAGAGATAAAGTACAAATATTTTAAGCAGGAACAGGAGGATTAATCATGCAAGACTATATTTCAGACTGGTTCATCCCGATGGATTTTGGTAATGATATGCCTGACGAAGAGCCAAGTGGTGAGGATAATTTCAATTTTGATTAAGTTAATTTGTTAATAATAATAGACATGAAAACATTTTTTGAGTGTAAAATTCGCTACGAAAAAGTAGCAGAAAATGGGATGAATAAGAAAGTAAGTGAGCAATACCTGGTTGATGCGCTTAGCTTCACTGAGGCGGAAGCACGTATTATATCGGAAATGACACCGTTTATCAGTGGCGAGTTCACTGTTTCGGACATTAAACGCTCCAATTATAGCGAACTGTTCCCCTCTGAGGAAGATGCAGCCGATCTATGGTTTAAATGCAAGCTGTATTACATCACGCTGGACGAAAAGAGCGGAGCGGAGAAAAAGACATCATGCTATATGCTTGTTCAGGCAGCCGATTTGAGAGATGCTGTAAAGAAACTGGACGAAGGAATGAAAGGCACAATGGCAGACTATGTGATTTCATCCATAGCCGAAACTGCCATCATGGATGTATATCCGTATGAAGCGGAAAATGCTTCCTGTTTATCGGAATACCCAAGTGGACACAAGACGGAAGCTGTCATAGGCGGAAAGAGCGTCATTGTAGACAAAAACGGGAAATTCAACTGTAGTTTTACCTAGCTAAATTCAGTATATATGTCAAACGAACAACAAAACCAGGTTTTCCATCATTGGAGAACTGGAAGTCAATCTGATTATGTAGGAGTAGAAATACTTCCTAACGGTCAGTCTATCATCGCTACAATATCCCATATCGTATGGGATGAGAATGCAAAGGTACAAGGTAGTAAGAAACCATCATGGATTGCTTACTTTAAAGAAACAAACCTTGTTCCTAAACCTATGCTATTGAACAGTACGAACCGCAAACGTCTTACTAAGCTGGCTCAAACTGATTATCCTGAAACCATTCGTGATTTCCGTGTCATATTATGCAAGGAACTGACACGTGACCCAAGCGATGGAGGAAAGGTTTACGGATTGCGTATAGGGCGTGATGTTCCGCCACCACCACAGAAAGAGAAAATGACAGTAAACTCTGATAAATTCAAGGCTGCATTGGAAGCGTTGAAAAGTGGAAAATGCGACATTGGATACATCACGGCAAGCTATGATGTGGACGCGGACGCTATGAAATTGTTTAACGAAGCGACTAAGAAATGATGGAAGCAGAAGAAAAAGAAAAATTATGGCTTATGAAGAGGTGTGGTAAAATCACCTCTTCCGCCATTGGAAAACTTATGGTTTCCGGGAGAAGGGAAATGACACCTTCCGAACTAGAGGTTGCAAAAAAACAGGGTGTAAAGAGAAAGACAGTTGATGTTCCTTTCGGGGATACAGCTATATCTTATCTTTATCAGGTTGCAAGGGAAAGAAGGTTAAACAAACCATGCCGACATATATCCACCTCTGACATGGAATGGGGAAAGGATCATGAAAAAGACGCTATCGAGTGTTTTAACCATAACACGTTCTCCAGACTAATGTCCTGTGCGGATGATTTTGACGAAATTGTTTTTGTTGATAATATCTATGATGGATATGGTGATTCTCCCGATGGATATGGATTTGATGTCAATGGTAAATTGTCTTATATAGCAGAAGTGAAATGCTTTACTTCTGAAAGTAAGATTGAATATTTGAGAGAAGCCACAAAGGAACAGGCGATAGAGGAATACTATTGGCAGCTAATGTCGCATTTCCTTTCCCATCCCGATGTGGATAAAATGTATTATATCGTATATGACGGTAAGTCAGATGATGATCCGTTTGATTTACGCCCAGTTAACGATCCGTCAAGACTTTTGTATTGGGAACTTAACAGATGCGATTATAAAGACGATATAGACAGGATGGAGGATAAGTTACAAATGGCTCTAGCTTATCTTTCATTCAATGAACGTGATGCGAAAAAATACCCAATAAGTAAAATAAATGACTTTGTTGGTGTTTCAAATACGTAACGGGTAATTGCGGAGTTACCACAAAAAGTTAAGGCAATTATATATTAATTTACACCAATTATGTAAAAACACTGCATTATATTTGCATCTTGTGTAAAAAGTTACTATATTAGGGGCATAATTAAAAACTAAGCCTTATGTTTAATAGTAGATTCAAATCATTAAAAGATTTACAAGATGCTTTCCCAACAGAACAGCACTGTATAGATTATCTGGAAGAAAGAAGGTGGGGTGCAAAGGTCGTTTCCCCTTTTGATCCTACTTCCAAAGTCTACAAATGCAAAGATAATAAATATCGTTGTAAAAACACTGGAAAATACTTTAATGTTAAGACTAAACTTATTTTTCATAAAACCTCCCTACCTTTAATTTATTGGTTTATGGCTATATGGCTTGTATTATCCCACAAAAAAGGTATATCTTCAATACAATTAAGTAAAGATATTGGGGTAACTCAGAAAACTGCATGGTTTATGCTTCACAGAATCAGAAAGGCTTTAGGTATAGAAAACGATAAGTCAAATGAAGATGACAATAATGACAGTGATGGTGGTAAATTGAGTGGTACTATTGAGGTAGATGAAACTTTTATTGGTGGGAAGAATAAAAATCGTCATGCAGACAAGAAAGTAAAGGCTTGTCAAGGTAGAAGTTTCAAAGATAAAATACCTGTATTCGGAATGATTCAACGTAATGGTAGGGTTATTGCTAAAGTTGTTTCTGACACAAAATCAAATACCCTTTTCTCTGTTATTCATAATTACGTGAAAGAAGGTAGTAATCTTTATACAGACGAATGGAATTATAGTGATGGGGCTAATATTTACTACAACCATAGAAATGTAAATCATGGAGCAGGATTTTATGGTAGTGGTGATCTGACAACAAATCACATCGAAGGATTTTGGGCTTTAGTGAAAAGAAGTATTATGGGTATATACTACCATTGGTCTAAACAACACATGCAGCGTTATATTGATGAATGCGTGTATCGTTTTAACACTCGCTCTTTATCTGATAAAGAAAGATTTGATTTATTTTTGCAGAATGTTGAATGTAGATTAACTTACAAAGAATTAGTATATGGGAAATAAGAAAAAGATATTGAAAGTACAGGATATAGAAATTAGACTATATCAAAAAAATGAAGAAGATTATATCTGCTTGACAGACATGATGAAGGCTAAAGATGGAGATTTTTATATAACAGATTGGCTTAGGAATAGAAACACGCTAGCTTTTTTAGAAGTTTGGGAAAGATATAACAATCCTAATTTTAATTATGGCGAATTCGCCATAATTAAAAATCAATCAGGACTGAATAGCTTTAAAATAAGTGTTAAGGAATTTGTTGAAAAGACTAATGCTATTGGTATTGAAGCTAAAACAGGACGTTATGGCGGTACTTATGCTCATAAAGATATAGCTTTTGAATTTGGAATGTGGATTAGTGCTGATTTTAAATTCTTTTTAATAAAAGATTATCAAAGATTAAAGGAAGAAGAAGCGAATAAAAATGGAGTGGAATGGGATGTAAAAAGAGTAATCAGTAAAGCAAATTACACTATCCATACTAATGCTATTCAACAATATATTATTCCTAATATTGGAATAACACAAAAAAAAGAATGGATTTATGCCGATGAAGCTGATATGCTTAATATTATAATATTTGGATGTACAGCTAAACAATGGAGAGAAGCCAATATGGATAAATATATGAAAGGAGAAAATATTAGAGATATGGCTGACATCAACACTCTAACTATATTGTCTAATTTAGAAAGTTATAATGCTATTTTAATCAAAAGAGGATTATCTAAAAAAGAAAGAGCACAAATATTAAGTCAAACATATCAAGATCAGAAAACAATCTTAGAAAATAGGGGGGTTATAAAATCTATGAAACAATCATCTAAAAACATTAAATCAAAAGAAAAATTGCCAAATGATGATTTTGACAAAGGCATAGACAAGATTATAGGATTTGAAGAAAATTGAAATATATGACCGGAGTAACAACTCCGGTCTTTCTTATAATTAGGGTTCATTTGGCCCTATTAAAGTTTTATCATCAATGGATATTTTTGTATCCCCTCCTTTTTTTAGTATAAATACTTGTTGAACCCATTTACCTATGACATTCCCTATTGATAAATAAACTTTTACTTTATATGTTTCTGGATCAGCAGTAAATGTATGCATATCTCCTGCTTTGCATTCTATTGATTTATTACCAATCTTATCCCCATTATCATTATACTCAAATAAACGGACGGTACTAGAAAGGTTAGAGTGCACATCAAAAGAGAGTGTATAAGTTGTGGCAACATCATCATCGTCATTTGAACATGCGGAAAACGTTAGAAACATTACTGTAAGTAACATCGTCATACTTAATAACTTTTTCATAAACTTGAATTTTTATGGTTAATACTAAAAATAAAGCTCCACTAATTTCAGCAATAACCACGCATTACAAGTATACAAGGAAGCGCAGACTATCGCCCATACGCCTTCTTGGCTCACCACAAGCCACAATACATTATGGGGAAGTCTACGCCTATAAGGTTTCAACTCACCCAATATGTATTGGTTCATTTATAGCTCGTTTTATTTCCGAGGTGGTGATTCAGAAGGCGATTGAGCTATTTTATACGTCAGTACAACGATTGGATATATCCAATCTTATTTGTATATTCAAGTGCAAATATATTAAATATTTCATATTATATAACTATATAAACCAATTATTTTTTTACAGTAATATAAATAAGGTGTAATTGACTAAATTAGTATATTTGTAACCACAACAACAATAACAGCGGTTGCACTCTTATTTTGTTGTGTAAAATAGTATATAATTGCCAAAGTTAATAATATGTCAACAAATATAACATTATCTAAAGAAAGTAGTGAAAACGAAATTAAGGCGTATTTCAATGAAATATTAAAGTTGTCACAATCAGATAACGAATTTCCAGTAAATTTTGATGATGTATGGATGCTTGTTTATCAATATAAACATAAAGCAGTAAGTGAACTTAAAGAAAAGTTTATTGAAAACATTGATTATCAGGCAATAACTCAAAAGGTTGAATGCAAAAATGGCATTGGGTATTCAAGAAGAATTGATTATTATATTACTGTTCCATGTCTTGAATTTTTTATTGCAAGAAAAGCAAGATCGGTATTTGAGATTTACCGACAAGTATTCCATCATACCGTTAATAAGGTTATAGAGGATAAATCAATTGATAATCAACCAACCATATCGGATAAAATGAATGCAGCTACATGGGCGGCAAAGTTTTTGAACTTAAATGATAATTCAAAGTTGATTATCGCAAAACAAATACTTGACCCATTAAATATTTCTCTTCCAGATTATACATCATCGAAAGGGATATTAAAGTCTGCCTCTGAGTTGTTGTCTGAAAAAGGAATTAAAATTTCCGCACAGGCATTTAACAAGGCTGCTATCGAAAAAGGATACCTATGCGAATTGAGCCGAAATTCTTCACATGGTAAGAAAAAACGATTCAAATCAATCACGGAAAAAGGTCTTTCTTATGGGGAAAACCAAGTAAGCCCGAATAATCCTAAAGAAACACAACCTTTGTGGTATGAGGATAAGTTTGAAGATTTATTGTCTAAATTGTTATGACTACATTAATCAAGCACAACAAACCTAATCGTGGGGATGAAATAATCATCCCCTATCTTGCCATAGAAAACAATATCAACTTTATCATGCTCAATGGGGGTGTAGGTGACGTTGAACTTATGGACGGAACGAAATGTAAGTCAACAAGCTGCACTCCTATCAAATTTGATGATGCAGGAGATGATATATATCGTATATATGGCATAGGAAAAGAAGCATGGAAAATGGCATGGCTGAAAAGAGTACATACCATGAGTGACGAAATTGTAAAACTAAAGTTAGATTTCAATGCCAGCAATTAGCGAATTATGGATAGATTATCCAATATCTTACCGTGACGAAAAAGGAAGGTTCGTAAAAGGTCATAATTATGGATTCAAGAAAGGAAGGAAAGTATCGGATGAGGAACGTGAAAAGAAAAGAGTTCTTATGAAGGAACTCATTAAAAAACGAAAGGAAAACGGTTCTTATCTCGGTCATAGGAACAATACAAGGGCTGTCATTGCGATAGAGGATGACACGAACAGATTCCTATGCTTTGAAGCCTGTTGTGACTGTGAGAGGAAATTAGGTATGCCACAACGCTCATGTAGTTCTTTCTGTAAGGGGAAAAACGGGCATAGATGGAGAAATTTTAAATTGTTTTACGAAGATGAATACGGATTACGTTGACGAATTTGAAAACTACGACAGGAAGTTAATCAAACTAAATAGTGACACTGCCATTTTGCTGCATATATTCAAGAAAAAACCAAACCACCACTTCGAGGATTGGATGGTTCTTCAAGACAATGAGGAATACTTCAAAAAGGAATGTGTTCCTGATTATGAAGATTCCGCCAGGCAGTTTGTCAAGCAGTTTGAAGGAGAAGAGTGCATGGCTTTTGTGATTGCATTGAAAAACGAACTTGAAAGAATGATACAAGAAGATGAGTACAAACGAAATCAAGCTAAGGGATTACCAGGAGGTGGGGATAACCCGTCTGAGAAATGCCCTGACTAATCATAAGCACGTCATATTCTCTGCCTGTGTAAGTTACGGCAAAACGGTCATAATGAGTTTTATGGCTAAAGGTGCTGTCGAAAAGGGGAATAAGGTGCTTATCGTATCCCACAGATCTGAACTTATGACACAGACAGGGGGAACGTTGGAAAGAGTTGGCATACAGGCTGAATACATCTCTCCTAAACACAGGAATATACCTAAAGGTCTAGTAGTATCCGCAATGGCTCAAACTCTCCGTAGAAGGCTCGAAAAACCCGAATGGGTTGAATGGGTTAAGAGTGTATCTCTCTGTCTGATAGACGAAGCGCACTCGTCTGACGCGGATTATCTCTTTGAATCTGGTTTGCTTGATGACAAGTATGTAGTAGGTCTTACAGGAACCCCGATGAGAAGTGGAAACCAAAGGCAGCTTGGCATGAACTACGAAGAAATTATAGAAACCGCCCAGATACAGGATATGATGGACCGGGGAAATATAACCAAGTTGAGAACGTTTACAGTTGATGCGCCCGACTTGTCTAAGGTTAATACCGATTATCGTACAGGTGACTTTGATAGCAGGCAGATGGGGGCAGTGTTCAACAAGTCTGTACAGTACAAGGGGGTGATTGAAAACTATATGCGTATCTGCCCGATGAAAAAAGCAATATGTTTTGATGCCACACAGGCAAATGCGATAAGGATGTGCGCTGAATTTAATGAAGCTGGCATACCTGCAAAATTCCTCATATCAGGCATAGACAAGAACAAACCGGATGAGTTGGCATTATATGAAAAATACAAGCATCTTACAGGAAACAGGGAACAGCTTATCAAGGATTTCCATGACGATAAATTCACCGTTATATGCAACAGTGGTATATTATCTACGGGATACGATGAAACAAGTATAGAGGTTTGCATATTAAACCGTGCCACACAATCCATTCAGTTTTATATCCAGGCAACTGGCAGGGCTATACGGCTTCACCCAAATAAAACGGAAGCATTTCTCCTGGACTTCGGTGGTAACATATCACGGCTCGGCAAGTTTGAGAAAGAACGTAAATGGGCTTTATGGCATAACAAGGGGAAATGTGAAGGAATACAAGGAGTGAAGGAATGTAAACAGTGTGGTAAATATATTGCCATAACCGCTTCGGAATGTCCTTTCTGCGGATATGTATATCCAACCGAAAAGGAAATAAGGATGGCGGAACTGCAAGAACTAGTAGGAGATTTAAAGTTCGAGCAAATGACGCCTACTCAATTTTTCCAGTATGCGGAACTTAAAGGATACAATACTTATTGGGCGATACGGCAGTTGTATATCAGAAATACGGAATCTGACTTTCGTAAAGCCATGAAAGAGTGCGGATATTCAGGCAAGTTTATATGGGGTTATATCCAAAGAAACAAAAAATAACATTATGAAAAATAACTTTAATCCTTGGGAAGTGTTTGATGAGATTGAGTGTTCCCATAACCCGGAATATATTGTTTGCGTGTCACATCTTAGACATTACACGAATATTTTTGGTATAGACAAAAGGCTTATAGATTTTCTTGGAATGGAAAAGAATACAATATTAGATATTGAAACATTTTGTTTTGGCGGAATGGACGTTTTCGGGATAAAAGAAAATTGTTCTTCCGTAATAGAAGATTGTAAAAGACAAAGGGAAGCAAAGAAAGAAGCCTTGGAGAAAAACAGGAAATTGATAGCCATGCTAAAATTGAAACGTGAAAATATGTGCGACATAGGTACAAGAAAGGTGAAATTAATGCTTAATAAAAAGATAAAACAAGGAGATTTTACGGCTAAAATTTACCGTGTTGCATTGGAGATACAAGATTACAATATAAAAGCTAAAGACGCTCCATTTCCCTACTCGGAAAAGATGTACGCAAAGAAAGAAGATTTGATTGACAAACTTATCGAAATATATAACGAAAGTAAGTTATCTTTTGGGCGCTCAGAGGATAAGGGGAAAAGAGTTTCTTTTATTGTATATTTTGATCTTCCTTTAGGGAATCAAATCTCTTTTCACTCTACAGTAAAAAGGAATATTCCTGTATATGAAAAAGAGTGGGATGGATTGGTAAACAGTACATTGGACAAGTTAGAAAAAGAAATAAAACAATATTTAAACGTCATTAAGGAATAAATGAACACCATTATAAAAAATTAACACATAATATTTTCTAATATCGTTATATAGTATTACATTTGCACAATACAGGGATAGGAACGGAGTAGCTACCTTCCGACAAGCTGAAGTCAGTACGGCTTCCCTGTTCTCCTTTTTACTGGCAAAACATAATACTGGCTAATATGCAATTAGTTTATAAATTTGACATCAACCATTCTGACAGGCTTTGCGCTATCTGCCGTGTTACGAACAACTTGTACAACCAGGCATTGTATATTGTCCGTAACGAGTTGAAGGATAACGACAGGTGGCTGTTCTATCCCGACTTGGACAGGATAATGAAAAATGTCACCAACCTTGAAGGTACGATAAATTACAGGCTTGTGAAATCACACGTAGCCCAACAGACATTACGTGTGCTTGACAAGGCAATGAAGGGATATGTCAAGGCTGTAAAGGATTGGTCTAAGAATCCGGGGAAGTATAACGGTAAGCCCGAACTTCCATGTTATCACAAACGTGGAGGGATGAGCAATGCGATATATACCAACCAGTCGTGCAAAATACATGACGGGTATATAATACTTGATCGTGACTTGAAAATACCCGTTCCGCAATGGGAGAAGTACAAGGACAGAATCGAACGGTTCAAACAGGTTAGGATAATCCCAAAACGTACATATATGACTGTGGAGGTTGTATATGATTGTGGCTGTTCGGATAATGTCGGTACTGGTATGGCTTCGATAGACTTGGGTGTGAACAATCTTGCCACGCTGGTGTGCGGATGTAATGCGCTACTGTTTTCCGGCAAGGTTATCAAGTCATACAACAGATGGTTTAACAAAACATTATCCATGCTGCAATCCATAAAGGACAGGCAAGGTATAGACAAACTGACAAACAGGATGAGAAAGATGTATGAGAAACGTGAACGGTTTATGAATGACGCGATGCACAAGACAAGCAGGCGTATCGTTGATTATCTTGTATCACACCATATAGGCACTCTTGCTGTAGGCTACAACAAAGGATGGAAGCAATCCGTCAATATGGGCGGAGTAAACAATCAGAAGTTTACATTCATCCCTTTTGCGAGGTTGAGAAGCTGCCTTAGATACAAGTGCGAGCTTGCAGGTATCAGCTATATCGAACATGAGGAAAGTTACACTAGCAAATGTGACGCTCTATCTATGGAGGATATATGCAAGCATGAGAGTTATCTCGGCAAGCGTGTCAAGCGAGGACTGTTCAAGTCGGCAGTTGGAAAGGTTATCAATGCCGATGTGAACGGTGCGCTTAATATCGGTAGAAAAGTATTCGGTGATTCATTCATGATAGCCGATAGTGGGCGTTGGTATCGCCCCGAACGAATTAACGTTTTAAAATGTGTATAAAAATTAACATTAATGCCATGGCTGAGGAAAAACGGTCTGCGGAAGAAAAGAAAATGCAGAAAGATATAGTAGTTAGTTATAGGAACGAGAAGGAAGGTAAAGGATGCAGGGGATTGCTTGTAGCATTCTTTTCCGAACTTCTCCATCCTGCTGTAAGTGGTAACAAGTCGGCTGAATTTCGTGCTCTAGGAGCAAAGAAAAGTATGCCTGACCTTGCTTATATACATGACGGTAAGATATATGGCATAGAACTTAAAATGCCTGACAGTAACCATGACCGTAATCATATAATAGAACAGGCTGATGTGATGGCTACATATTTCTTTAGAGGATATTTCGTATGGTCTAAGGAAATGTTGTGGAATATACTTGACGCTATCGAGCGTGGTCAGCCTGGAATGTCAAATACACTACAGATAAAAGATTATTGTATGCGTAACAGCAGTACAAAAGTAAGTTTTGAAAAAATAATTAAAGAGCTGTTTCAATGAAAGTTATATATAACAAAATAATTCCATTCAAGGGGTACAAGTGTATAAATTTGTTTGGGGTTCTTTTCGTAAGAAAAGGATGTACGATGCGTGAAAGCGATTACAATCACGAAGCGATTCATACAAAACAAATGAAAGAGCTTTTGTATGTTCCGTTTTACATTTTGTATCTTTTGGAATGGCTGTACAGGCTTACAAAAAAAGGTAATGCGTATAGGAATATATCGTTTGAGAAGGAAGCCTATGATAACGAGAACGACATGGATTACATTGATAAAAGAGAACATTTTTCTTGGATTGAATACATTTAAATTTGGCATTTATGAATAAGATAGTTTTTGATAGAAAAGTTTTATATTCAACGTTAAACTCAGCCAAAGCCTGTCTTTCCGATACAGGCTTGACGATATTGAAATGTTTCCGTTTTAAATATGTATCATCAGAAAATTCAATAGAGGTTACTTCATACAATAACCTTAATGAGATGCGTTTGATCATTCCAGTTGTTGATTCAGACTGTAATGACGGACAGGAGTTTGCAGTAGACGGAATAAGGCTTGTAAAGCTGCTCAAAACAGTAAAGGATTCCATTGTTACGGTAAAGATATATGATAAGGATATAATATTCTCTTACAATGGAAGTGAAGCATCTTTCTTTGCGGAAGATGTAGAATCTTATCCTGATATAAAGATAGGGAAGCGTGGAACTGGAGTAAGGGTTAATGTGAACAGGAATGATCTGTATAGAGCATTAAAAAGAAATATAGGATTTAATGATACCAGTGACGTTGTTAATAGTCTTAGTGGAGTGGGGATAAATTTTATTTGTTCCAATAATTGCATTGATATATGTTCGTCCGATAGGATTGTATTTGTCAGAGATGTTGTAGAATGTCAGCCGGATATATCCAAGGATTTGTGCATAAATGTAATGCCTACATCAGTAAAGGAAGCGTTATCCTTTCTTGAAATGTTGTCAGAAGAGAATGTAACCGTTTCTGTATCTGATGATGAAAGAGTGATGTCTATATATTATGGAGATTTCGGTTCTGTCTTTAATTGTACGCTGATGGAGGTTAAGTTTGTAAACTACACACCATTGGTAAACAATATAAAATCAAACTTTAATTACTTTATAAAAGCAAGAACTAGCGACTTGATAGATTCACTTTCAAGAATAAAGGTAATGTCAGATGTGTATAATATATCACATTTTGTTTGCAGGGAGAAAGATAATAAAATGGATATAACATACACAAATGATGCAGGATATAAAATATCGGAAAATGTCGGAATTGAAGGATATTGTCAAGGGCGTTTGGATTGCAATATGAACATTGAAAAGATGATTAACGCATTGAAAGTATTTCCTGGGGATTATGTTACATTGGCATATACCAATCCTGATAATAATGCTCCTATATGTATCATTAACGAAGAGGGAGATTATAAATTAATGGGCGTAGTAAACATTTTTAAGAGTTGCTAACTATTGTTTAACCTATCGAATATACAGTTTTATTATTTTTGCAATAAAAATATATAAGGCATGGAAGATAAAGAAAGAACAATTCAGATTCTCGCTGAAACAATAGATAGGTTAAACAAGACTATAGAATCACAGAACAGTCTGATTGAGGATTTAAGAAACAGGCTTGAAACAATTCAGAACGAATATAGCCCTTCAATTATGACTGTAGGCGTATTGATAGAAAAGTTGAATAATACAAAGACAAGAAGCGGAAAGGTAAGATTTGAAGCATTATCAAAACATATAATGCCATATCTTACCAATCAGCTTTATGACGAGTATGATTTTAATGATACCATCCCTACATTCAAGGAAGTTCCATCTATTGAAAAGCCTGTAAATCGTGATATGATAGATGATATGATCAATGTTATAAAGTCAAAGAGAAAGATAAGTGAATCATCTCAAAAGGCATATCTTTTAATGCTTAAAAGAATATTGTCCGAATCAAAAGAGATGAGTAAATATATCAATGATTATATTATCTCTCTAGACGTAAAATCTCCTTCAAATATATCTCTTACGGAGGAAGAAATAGAATTATTCTGGAATGTTGAGCCATTTGACGTTACGGAAAAAATTGTAAAGAAATTGTTTCTGATACAATGCTATACTGCCATGAGATATTCCGATATTTTCAGATTGAAAGATTCTATGATGGAGGGAAATGTTATTTCGTATATATCAAAAAAGACAGGTAAGAACGTTGAGGTTCCTGTACCTTCCAAGATTATAGAAATGATAAAAGAGGTTAGATCGTTCGATAAATACAATATAGAATCTTCGTTAAAGACAACAATGAACGAAGTTCTACCAACACTTGGATGTAGAGCAGGTATAAACAAGCAGGTATTTGTAAGACGGGCTAATGTACTTATGAAAGGACCGAAATATCAGTTCATCAAGACACATACAGGACGTAGAACAGCTATTACAAGATGGGCTAATATGGGAATACCAGAAGCAGAGTTAAAGTCTATGGCTGGTCATTCTGATATAAGAACGACTAACAGATATATTACTGCAAGCGTATCAAATAAAACTAAAAATATTTTAACCGATGGGAATTTTGGAGAATGTGCTGTCTATTGACAAAATGAAACACCTGCAAGAACTTGGAGTGAATACAGGTAACGCATCAATGACTTGGATGTTATATCCTTATGAAGAAGGCAAACAACCACAATTATCTTTACGAGAGTGGAGAACTTTCAAGGAACCGTTCAGAAAAGAACATTGTATTCCTGCATTTACCTTGCTTGACATATTTGAACTGTTACCAAAAGAGATAAAAACAGGAACGGATACTTATTGGATTACAATGTATTTTAGTGACAATTGTTGGCATATATGTTATTCTATGTCTGACGAATTTGATTATTATCAGGAATTTTTATCTTATTCATTAATAGATGCAGCTTATGAAATGCTATGTTGGTGCGTAGAGGAAAGATTGATACCATGAAGATAAAACGGAATTAATTCAAAATAGAATAGAAATGAACGATATACTATTCAAAAAAATAAAAAGAGCAAACAGTAAATATGCTGAATACTTATTGGCTTGCGATAAAGTAGCTAAAGCAGCCCAAAAACATATAAACTGGAACGATAGCGTAGGTTGTGCCTATATGCCGGGTGACGGTCTTTGCATAGAGATTGAATCCTATGTTTGCCCAGCTACAAGATTTTTTGAACTACCTGAGATTATCGGTAATAATATGATTGATGAATACACATATCGAATCAATTGCATTTAATTTAAAAGGAAACATAAAGGAGGAAATATGACATTAGAGCAGATAGTAAAACAAGGCACTGATATACAATCGGACACCAAAGATAAAATCAATTGTAGATTATAACTAAAAGTTATAATAAGTAGTTCTTTGAAAAAAAAGCGGAGAGAAGATCTTGTTAAATAAAATGATTCAGATATTTATATATATCTTTACATTTCATTTCAATTCGAGTGCCATCACTTCTAATGATGACACCAACAGCATTAAGAGGAACTTTTATCTTAATGCTTAATTCGCAAAAAGAATAACTCATAATATATAAAAATTTTTATATTATCGCTTCATTGCGATAATTTCTTTAATGGTTAATAAATAATATTAACAACATCATCTATCTCTCCGCTTTAATTGATAAAATTAGGTATAATATCAATTAGGTGTGATTTTTATTTATAATCATTTGCATAATTCTATTTATTTTTGTATATTGCGATATGATATAAAAACGCTGCATTATGGCAACAATAAACAGCTTTTTGGAGTTTATGCAGGTTTTTCCAAATGAAGACTCTTGCATACAGTATCTTGAGAAGAAGAGATGGAAAGACAGAATCATATCCCCTTTCGACTCTACTTCTACGGTTTATAAATGTAAGAACCATAAATATCGCTGTAAAAACACAGGGAAGTATTTTACTGTAAAAACCAACACTATCTTTGCCAAATCAAAAATTCCTTTGATTAAGTGGCTGTATCTTATTTTCATCTATACTAAACATAAAAGAAGCCTTTCCTCTCATCAAGCTGCTAGAGATTTAGGTGTGACACAGAAAACGGCATGGTACATGATGAATAAGCTAAGGGAATTGACTAAAAGACAAAACGAATCTTCCCCAGAAGATTTTGCAGCAGTAATATGGGGATGCGAAATAGATGAATCTTATATTGGTGGAAAGAACAAAAACAGACATAAGAATAAGAAAGTAGAAAAATGTCAAGGAAGGAGCTATAAAGATAAGATTCCAGTATTTGGTATTCTTCAAAGAAACGGCAAATTAATAGCTAAGGTAGTAGAAAGGACAGATATGGAACATCTTCTTCCGATTATTAAGAAATACATAAAGAAAGGGAGTGTTATATATACTGACGGATTAGAATACTCAGGGCTAACAGATGATTACATAATACGTTCAGTCAACCATTCCGCAAGACTATATGGATATTTTGAATTTGATGAAACGGACGCCATGATAATGGTATGCAATAATGGCATTGAAAATGCCTGGTCCCACTTGAAGAGAACAATTTTCGGAACATACTATCATGTAAGCAGAAAATATATGCAGAAGTATGTTGATGAATATGTTTTCCGATTTAATACTAGAAAACTTAGAGATTCTGATAGATTTCATTTATATTTGCAATATATATATGCTGCATAGGAGAATATGGATAATAAAGAGGAAAAACCAAAAACAGAAAAGAAAGGTAAATATGTTGTGAAAGATGGAGAAGGAAACATAATTTCACAAAATATGCCTAAGGAATTTGAGGATATGATTGATCTTATTTTCCAAGAAGCAAAGGAAAAGAGCAAAAAAGCAAGAAAAAATAGTCTATAACATTGCATATTACAAATGATATTAAGAGATGTCGCAACATCTCTTTTTCTTTCTACTATCCCATCTAAATAGTTAACATTATGTAAAAATAACTTCGATTTAATTCGCTTCTTTAAATAATATATATTTTTGTAATCAAATTATATAAATATATTATTTATGAAGAAAATTACATTATTGGTTATTATGATTGTTACTGCATTTACATTAAATGCGCAATCATTAGTAAAATATCACGGTGAAGTTAATGCTGGGTATTCTGTTGGTATAGGTACATTTGCCACTAATCGCGTAAATGTACACACGATACAAGGTGTTGATATTAGTAAATATTTCTCTACAGGTGTAGGAATAGGATTGGATTATTATCACGAACTTTACGAGAAGGGTGAGCTTGTATTGCCGCTGTTTTTGAATATGAAGGGATATTTACCAGCTACTGAAACGGTTAGTCCTTTCTTTTCTTTAGATTTAGGTGTTGGGATAGGATTAACAAAAGGAGTAGATGGAATGGCTGGGTTTATCTGTACGCCTTCCGTTGGAGTTAAATTAAGCCATTGTACACTACAAGTAGGTTATAATATGCAACGAAATTCAGAATATGGATTTGGATATACAATGGGAAGTATTCAAATGAAATTAGGTTACATATTTTAAAATAAGGAACAATGAAGAAAACATTATTTTTACTGATCACTATCTTAACGATATCATTTATTGGATGTTCCGATGATGATGATAGTGAATACAAGGATGCTATTATTGGCACATGGGAATTGACCCAAATAGAATTTGGCGGAGGATGGACGTCTATACCTAAGATTAAATGTATAAAGCATTAATGAAATATACTCGGTTTTCATAATTTTAGAGAACCGAGTATTTACAATTTATAACTAAATATTTAATGTAGTATGGCATTTTATTCTTACCTTAGCACCAAAATAATTATAGCGTTTATAACTAAAAGTTATCAAGATTTATTTGGTGTAAGATCGTATATTAATGCCTTAAAAACAAAAGTATTAGAGGCTTTAGAAGAAGTTCCGTTTGTGAAAAAACAATTCCAGAAGTTAGCCGATATGTATGGTGTAGAAATACCTAAAATAAAAGATTATGAATGATATAAAACTATCACTCTGCCAAATAGAAAAAATGAAACATGCTATCGGATTTAGCAGAGAGAAAATAAAAAGAAATAGATATGAGGCTTATCGTAATAGATTTGTAGTAAGTAACTCCGATAAGGACTGGGAGGAATTGGTATCTATCGGATATGCAGAAAAGCGAGAGTTTGAGATTGAAAAACAAATCGGGTACTATGTTTCCGAACTTGGGATGAAATATTTAGGTGCGTTATTTGGGTGTATAATAATAGAAAGTAAATAGTTATGACCGAAGAATTTGTGACATTAGAAACAGCAAAGTTGCTGAAAGATAAAGGGATGTTTACAGATATAGAATTTCCTCCGCAATCCGTTGTCCAAAAGTGGCTACGTGAAACCAAGAACATACATATATGTGTATATAACTGTGCTTGCGGTTATGGATACGAGATATCTAAAGCTGACAATGGAACTCATATAGCTAGTTCTGCTTATAAAGGAACAAATGACGGAGAAAAATGGGATACCTACGAGGAAGCACTTGAAGCAAGTTTACAGGAAACATTAAAACTTATATAAATATGAGCCTTTGCGGCTTTGTAAAACCCATATAAACAATGATGAAAAGAATAATTACTGTCCAAGATATGATTGACGAATTAATGTTAGTTGTCAATAAGGATGCTGAAATAAATATTGTAATGAATACAGGAGATTACCAAACTGAATACATTCCAGATTTGTATGATTTTTCCGTCATTGACTTTACTGATGTGCATCCTGATGATGGGAACTCGGAAAATAAAGTAGTAATAGAAATGTTTCGTTAAAAAGAGAAATAAATAATTTTCAAAACTAATAGATATGAATATAGACACAGAGTTTAATGTAGGTGATAGTGTATGTTACCTAAGTGGTGACAAAATATATCATACCACCATTGGCAAAATAACTATTGAAATATCCTATGAGGATGATAGCTTTTTGATGGTTTACAAACTATCTGACGGTGTAAGTGTACCAAGAAATAATTATCCACAATGGGATAAAAGGCTTTTTAGAGATAAGGAGAGTTTAATAAAATATTTATCAGAATCATAACGATATAGTAATGAATAAGATAGTAATCGAAGTAACTTCTGACGGATGGGAAACAACCGTAACCATTAATGGTAAGGAGTATAAAGAGAAGCATGTTGCAACAGCATTTGGATCTGAAAGTGTTGAAGGTAATTTTGAAAGCGAAGATGATATACCGGAAGAAATATATGACGCTTTAAATTCATCTTTCCCCTTTGAGTGTATGCAGGCATTGTATGCCATTGAGGATTAACTAATAACAAGAAATAAATGAATACAGCTTTTGAAAAATCGGCTAATAGTACCGATGAATGGTACACACCGAAAGAAATTATAGACGCATTGGGTGAATTTGATTTAGACCCATGTGCCCCAGTAGCCCCCCCCTATAAAACGGCAAATGTCATGTACAACAAAAATGAACAAAAATGAACAAAGAAGAATTTCAGACAAAGAAAAATGATATTGATTCAAAAATAAGGGAATTGAAAAATCAGAAAATTCAATTGGAAAAGGAGTACATTAAATCCAACCAAGGACTTCCTGTTGGAAGCAAGGTCTGTATAACGGTCCAGGCTCATGAAGGATATATTTTTTGGAACAATGAAAGGATATTTATTCCCGAAGCGAAGAAGTTAGCCTATATCGCAGATTATGAGATTGATGAAAACGGAGAAGTTGTCCCATCTTTAAGACAGTTGGATTACAATGGGGGTATGTCAGCAATACCTTTATATGTTAATTTAAAGAAGGCTATAATTGAATTAGTGTAAATTAATATAGAAATGAATAAGATTAAGCTAAAAGGATTGTCCGATAAACGTTATGCAATGTCAGAATTGGTCGGTGATGCTTATCGGCTCAATTCTAACAAAATATCCATTTTGGCGGCAACTGTTGAACTTTTGGCAAAAGGTACTCAACATCAAAAGGATGCAGAAGAAATAATAAAAGGGTGTTATCCCCAGTATTACAATGATTAATAACTGATAAGATATGAAGAAGATAAAGAAAGTAACCCGGAGAGCTTTTACCGAAAAGCAACTTGATATGTTAGAACAGTATCATTACCTATACAAGAAGCTATGGCGTATTGGTCTATCAGAGGATGAATCAGAATATTATGATTCACTTGCAGAGAAGATAAGAAAGTTTATTGTAATTGATTAATAACGGTATAGAAAGGAACTAATATGGGAAAGAATATCAAAGGTCTTGCTGGTTCAACCATCTTCACTCAAAAGATGGTTGAACAAATGAATGGCATAAACAAAAACAATAAAGGGAAAGCATCCCCAATTTATATACCAACTAAAAAACGGAAGTAATGGAAGCTAAATTTAGGATTGGAGAAAAAGTAAAAATAGCCAATCATCCAGATAAATCTAAGATTGGCAAAGAGGTTGAGATAATTAACCTCCATCATTCTAATTTTAATCCACAAAAGGGATATGTGGATGAATGGTTATACAATGTATGGGATGGTGCGAAATCTTTAGGATGGTCACCTGAGTGCGACTTGGTAATTAATAAACCTTCATAACCAATGATATATGAATAAAATAGAAAAACTGGCAGGACAATATAACGCTGCTTTTACTTGTTTGACAGTAATAGAAAGTGAATTGACCAAAGAATGTCAGAAGTACATTTCCTGGGATACCGTTCAGGTAAGCATTACTGGTGGCGGTGCTCCCATTGTAAAAGCAAGGAATGAGATAGATGCCGTTCCTTTGGAAGATTTTGTTGACTATGTGAATAAACATGGTAATATGTCAGAATCTGCCTACGGACATTTGGCTTGTATTTGATTAAAAAACATAAAATTATGGCTATCATAGGAATTGACTTTGACGGAACAGTCGTGACACATGACTTTCCCAAAATCGGCAAGGATATAGGTGCTGTGCCTATATTAAAAAGATTGGTTGAGAACGGACATAAACTTATTCTGTTTACCATGAGAAGTGATATTGATGAGGTGACTTCCGATGATTACAACATACACAAACAGGGAGGAAAGTATTTGTCGGAAGCCGTAAAATGGTTTATGGACAACAATATACCCCTGTTCGGTATAAACGAGAATCCCGAACAGCACACATGGACTACATCACCCAAACCTTATTGTCACATATACATTGATGATGCAGCATTGGGATGTCCGTTGAAATATAATGTAAACCTGTCAAACAGACCGTTTGTTGATTGGATGGAAGTAGAAAACACTCTTATAAAAAGAAAACTTATATGAAAGTAGGATTGATTGATGCGGATTTATTAGATAACGGAACCACATTCCCCAATCTTGCCATAATGAAAATGTCCGCGTTCCTTAAATCAAAAGGTATCCATACGGAATTATTGATGGATGGAAACAATATTGATTCCTATGATGTTATTACCGTATCAAAGGTGTTTACATCCACAAACGAACCAAGTTTCATACATGGATATAAGGGAAGTGTGATGTATGGGGGAACGGGATGGTATATGGGAAATGCTCATGATAACAGCTTCAATGATATAAGATATAAGGATTTGCACGATCTTCCTAACACAAAACTGTTTAACGGTTTGTTATGGGGAACACAGATGCCCGATTATCATATCTATGATTCCTTTATTGAAACAATAAGGGGGGAATGGTAAATTGAAGGCGTATCATTCGTCTTATACCGATTTTTCCATAGGATTCCTTACAAGGGGGTGTTTCAGAAAATGCCCGTTTTGCGTAAACAGAAACGAAAGCAAGGTATTCAAATATTCGGAGTTGTCCGATTTCCTAGACAGCGACAGAAAGGTAATATCACTTCTTGATGATAATTTCCTTGGATATGCAGGATGGGAGGATGACCTTACAGAGTTGCAAGCAACCGGGAAACAGTTTCAGTTCAAACAGGGTCTTGACATAAGACTTCTTACTCCTAACAGGGCTTCCATGTTATCCAAGAGCAAATATTACGGTGACTATACATTTGCATTTGACAATATAAAGGACAAGGATGTTATTTCAAGAAAACTTGATTTATGGAGAAACATTACAGACAAGTCAACCAAACTTTATCTGTTTTGCGGATTTGGAATTGGTACAAGCAGGGAGTTGCTTATAAAAGACATTCTTGAACTGTTTGAAAGGATAGAGATACTTATGAGATACAAATGTCTTGGATATGTCATGAGATACAAGGATTACGCTCTTCATCCCATGTCAAACATATATGTGCAGATTGCAAGATGGGTAAACCAACCCAGTTTCTATAAGAAAATGTCATTTAGGCAATTTTGCGAGTTAAACCAAAAGGGAGTACAGAAAGAATGTATGTCTATGAGAACATTAAAATTCATGTATGACGAATTTCCTGAATACAGGAGTAGACTTGACCATTATTTTAACATGAAATATGAATAATTTTAAACTATATATCGCCCGTGACGAAGGCAAATGGGATGAAGATGTACAAACAACAGGAGAACTGAACCTGTTCTATGATACTCCGGAACTTCTGTTTAACGTAAAAGACTGGACATCATACTGGGGAAATGCCCGAAAGATAGCGAATATTCCCTCTTACATGTATCCTCAAATCAAGGATAAAGAGTGCTATGTTTTCAACAATCTTGAGTTATACAAAAGTTTTAACTAATAATAGAGAGGATAGGCAGTTAGTCTATCTTCTCTTTTCGTATTTTCTTTTCATTTTTCTTCTTTCCACCCGTGTCATTCCCATGCTTTGAGCAATACCGAACAGTATTTCCTTTTCTGAATCGTTAAGCATATCATATACTTCTTCTTTGCTTTTTCCGCTAATCATAGCCATAAAAATCTTTTTCATAATGATTTATTTTAGTTTTTTCTTACAACAATCGCAAATCTCGTCTTTTATAGGTTTTGTAAATAAAGCACCTACATATCCTGCAAGGTATCCGGCTTCTTCTGATGAAGGCTTTATGCCATAATGATCAATTATATGACCAATCATGTGCTGTTTTTCATGCTCCAGTGTATTCATAAATTCTTCATCAGACGTACTGTGACTGATAATAATTACAGTGCACTTATTGTTTGAATACGTTACACCGTAATTGTATTTTTCAGTCTTTATCTTATCCGTTATCCTGTTCAGCAAATGAAAAGGACAGCCAATATATTCCAGTCTGTATATCGCTCTTAAATAAGAGTATTTATCCACAGAATAGAATACATCAACCGTCCAATCATATTCCTCAATGTATAGTCTTTGTCGTACCATAGCAATCAGATATAATCCTCCCAAGAGAAAGGTGTTCCACAGGCTATACACTTTGCATAATACTCGTCAAGAGCACGGGTAGGGCTTCCGTCAACATCGTCAAGATAGTCTTTTACAAACATACAGGCATATTGCTCATTGACTATGGATGAACCCATATAGTCGGCACGTACCATATTCAATACATAAACCTTGTTGTATTCCACATCATTCTTCAACTCAACATTGAATTGCTTCATCAATGCTTCTACTTGATCTTTGTCATACGGGTGTATTTTGTTACCGTTCCTGTCTTTCATTTTAGAAACGGCATATTCACACAATTTCTTTGAGAAATTCCATCCATGTTCTGCAAGATATTTTTCCATTCCCGAAGGAAGTTTCTCATATACATCTAATCTCGTTCTTTCCATAGCTTTTGTTTTTAAAAAGATAGCCCGTAGCAAACCACTACGGGCTTAAACCAATCTAATTAGCGTCTACGTCTAGCGTAAGGACCAGTACCTTTGACTCCGCGTCTTTCTCCGTACTCATCATCATCATCCCAAATACGTCCATCATCGTCCATTCTTCTACGCATTCCACGCTCACCGTAACGTCCATCCATTTCTTCCATAGCGTCACGATAACCTTCTTTATACGCTTTTTCTAATTCCCGGTCCATATCTTCACCTTCAAAGCTACGGCCCATTCCATATACTTTCCAACCCATAGTGTTTATTTTTTATTGTTGTTATTATTATTGTTTACATGTTGCACGTCAGGCAATTTGATACCAGAAGCAGCAAGTTGTGCGAGTATATCCTTTATCTGTGACAATTCACCTTTAAGTTCCTTCATCTCCTTGTCCTGCTGTGCCTTTTCGGCAAATGCAGGATTCAATGCTGTAAGCATCTCATCGCAGCTTTTGATTACTTTCTGATGGTATTCCACAGATTCCACAACCCTTACACTACTTATTTTCATTGCTTCTATCTCTGCATTGATGGCATCCTTGCTTTCCGATACAACCACATTTCCGCCTACTTGGGAAAAGTCTGCTATACTAAGATTGGCTGGCAACTTTTGAAAATCAAGAGTATCATCTCCAACCTTAACTTTCACATCCACAACCATTTCATTTTGCGGAAGAGGATATGCTGTATATCCGTTCTGATATTTAGGAACAGGATTTGAAACACTTACCACAGTGCCCACATCACATCTTGGGTTTTCCCCTTTATGCAATATGAAAAACTGCTGTCCTTGTCGTATTGATTGAAACATACTTATAACTTTTTAATATCATTTTACAGTGCTTCTAGCCTGTGCGGCAGTAGCAGGTGCAACGATATGATTAACTACTTGAAATATCCCATTACATTTGTCGTAATAGACAAAGTATTTATTGCCTTGTGAAATTTCACTAGACGGAATCTGATCTCCCGAACCGTTTACCAAAGGAACCTTGCTTGTGGATGTTGATGTGGTATTTGTCAATGTGGTAGCCACAGAAACAAGATACGCATCAGATCCGGCAGCAGGAACATGATTTACACTCAAGAGCAAAATACCTTGATTTGGCAATCGTCTGAACAGACACGGGTTAATACCATAGATAACCTCTGAATTTGTCGTATCTGTCGTTACAGAAGATGTCCTAACAAACGGTATTCCTCCAAAGTCAAGTCTATGTACCCCTCTGAAACGGTTAGCATTATATCCCATCATATAAGGATTAAAAAAATAACTCATAACTTTTCCCTTTCTTTAGAATTTTACTAGGTAATTATATACGATTAATTATACACGTACATATTGACGCTTCACCGCCCCGACTACTGCCGACCACTCCACGCCCCCAACCCCTTCTACCAAGGGTGATACTAATTTTGTTAAATAGTGTTTAATTGGTTGTAAATGCCATTCATTATTTGGCATCGGGATAAGAGTTTCTGACCTGTAATTTATATACAAGTCAAAGAACTCTTAACTAAACTTTAGCAATTGCAACCACAGTTGTCACCAGCAGCATAACCTGCACCAAAACCAGCCATGAACGGATAACCTCCATAGCAACAATTTGGGTTAGGCACTATATAGGATGGAACCGGGCACGGAGCCTTAAGTTGGCCAACTATATTTGCAGTCTGGGCCTGTTGAGAAGCAGCCAGAGCCAAATTGCTGTTTTCCTGACGTAACTGCTGAATTTCACGTTGCATTTCTCTCTTTTCTAACTCGCAGAATCCACTTTGGATGATTTGAGTTTGAGCGTCTATCTTACTTGACAAGATGTTAAACTGAGTGTTTGTGTTGCTTGTCAAAGTATTGGTCTGCTCTACAGTAGCCAAACGGCTATCACATCCTTGGCGTTCAATAGCTGTACGGATATCGCAGCAGCAAGAAGCAAGCTGAGAACCGATAGCTGCACTATTTGACTGAATTGAGTTGATGATCTGTTGAGAGGAAAGACCTACCTGATTACCAACTTGCTGAATCTGTCCTTGAATTTGGCAGATAGCATTCTGCAACTGTTGAGTAGAGCAGTTCAAAGAACTAGCCAACTGATTGATAGCTGTTCCGTTTCCTTGAATAGCGTTCATCAACAATTCACGTCCTGCTTCATTGTTCAATTGAGCAGGGATTCCGTTTGCTCCATTGCCAAACCCGTTACCGAATCCGTTACCACCCCACAGGAAGAAGAGCAGGATAATCCAGATCCAATAACAACCAGCACCACCCCAAGCGTCTTGATTTTTGTTTCCATTCATCAAGGCAGCTACAAGATTGGGGTCTAATCCTTTATTATTCAACAGTGCAGGAATCATTGACATAATACCTGCGCTTTCTCCAGCGGCAGGATTGTCGAACATAAAAATTTTGTCTGAACCCATAATATTGTAATTTAATGTGTGTGTATTATAACTCCCGTAAAGACTGTGCACTCATCTTTACGAGTGTAAATTTACAACATGGATTTCCTAAACAAAAATAAAAATTTCGCAGTATAATCTATTGTGTTTCAGATAGTTTAAACTTGTTAAAATAAGTTATTTGCTTGTTTATGGATGTTTATATCTTTATATTTGTACAACGATTAAAAAAATAGAGGAATTTGTATGAAAGAATTAAAAAAATGGAATAATAATCCAATAAAGATTACGTATTTAATACCTAGTGGAAACAAGTACGCTTATATAAAATTAGGTGACACTGTTGATCTGATGAACGGAACATATAAAATAACCGCTTTGGATAATGAAGAAAACATTTTCCAAGCGGTTAATATGGAGAATAAAGATGATTGTGTTACAATGTATGCGTATGAGGTTGTCTAGTTTTTAGTCTTGTATTTGCCCCTTGACTTCTTTGGACGTATAAGCCCGTTGTTTTTAAGAGCATCCAATGTTTCTTTCAAATAAACGGGTTTTGTCATTCCTTGTACTCTCACGGGAGATAATAACGGTTGTACGGGATGAAATTTAGTACCTTTGTATGTAAGCCTTGCAAACTCGGTATCACTCACATCAAGATACTTTATGGCATTTTCTCTATCAAAATAAGACGGTATGATAGTTGATTTGTTTATTGCGTCAGTAAGGAAATTGAACTGTTCCGCATCAACATTCGAGTTTCCGCTTTTCAATGCTAGAGATATCCCGTCAAGTAAGGAAGCTAATATAGTGTTATAATTCATGCCCATGTCCTACTCAATAGATGATATGTTTGCTGTTCCCGTAACACTCACCTTGCTTCCTGGTGTGACTGAAAAATATTCCACCGTTCCTGCCGGGAGAAGCATTCCTGTTGGTGATATTCTGCTTGATCTGCTTTTCGTTTCCTGTACCAATGAGATACGGCATCCATCCGATGTCGCTACTCTTATAAGGTTTGACAATGCTGTGTATTCCTTGTCGGTTACATCTTCCGATGCTGATATTCTTGCAGCTACGATACCTTTTAACGCTTCATCCTTTGAAGCGTTTTTGGTGGAGAAATACCCACCTATCTGTTGTTTATCATTGTTTTCCATATCCTTTCAAGTAAGATTGTTTCACACTTTCTGCAAACTCGTTCAGTTTTACATAATCCGGGTCAAGTTTGTTTAAAATACCTTTTCTGAGAGCCGCTTCTTCCTCACCGTTTGGAAATTCATCCTTTATGGCGGCATCTACCGTTTTGTCGTATGATACAGGGTTCTTTACACGCTGTACATCGGCTTTCCACTTTTTGACGAACTTTTCCTGTACAATATTTCCCATATCGTCCGTTTCGGGTTCGTCAACTTGTTCAATGTTTAAATGAACATTGCTATATCCAGTGCCTAAATCAAAGATAAAGGCAGGCTTCTCGTCAAAAATCAAACCTCTTTCCATATTGTTGTATTTCGTTTATTTTTTGAATATTCCCTAGAACATGACTTACACATCCATGACCTGCCATGTCCTTTTATTAAACAAAAATCATCAATAGGAAGTTCCCTACCACAAACTTTACAATATTTTATATTCCTATCTTTTACAGTTGGCAATATTCCGTGTAATTCCCAGTTATTTAGTGCTTCTATGTAAGCATTGCTAGCTTGTTCTGCTGTCGGGAAAACTCCTAAATAATATCTTGTACGGTTGATAGAAATACATGAACCGTACTTATTTATGTTTTTGTAATACTTAACGCCTCTTCCGTATTTGTTAGTCATGCTTCTTGCAGTATTTTCTCTTGTGTGTATCTGCCTTAAATTAGATAATTTATTATTTATTTTATTTCCGTCTATGTGGTCTATAACCAATTCATTATTCCTTTTATTAAAGGAATTAAAAACAATGGTATGTACTCTATATGTATGTTTCTCTCCATTTTTACTTAAGACTACACTCATATATCCACTTTTTTCAAGATGCGGTTTCAGCTTGACACCTCTTTTTAAAGAAAAAATATCGCCTTCATCTGTAACACAGTAAAGACCTTCATAATTTACTACATTTACTATATTCATATTGTTCTTATTTTAAATGCAAATATAGCAAAATTATTCGTATTACCATAATAAATCTAACCGCCTTTGACAGACTTATTTCACTTTGCTGACGCATTTGGTTAGATTTTTATTATGCAAACTTAAACATAATTAATATATTTTGCAAGTTTTGGGAATGGGATTTTTCACTTCGTGAAAAATTAGGCTTGGGTTATTGAACAACGAAAGCCGCCACCGAAGTTCGTGCCCGCACTCGAAGGGGCAAAGACCGCATAACCAGACCGCAGAGAACAAATGTCGTTGTGCGACAAACCACCAAAGAAAACACCACGCCTTCCTATTTTACCCGAACCTGCATTTCCCGTAAACCAGTTGTAATGGCATTCCCCCGTGTGAAGATTGCTTCCCTTGACCTCTCCAATGAGCGAGTTCTCAAAGTTCTTTGTTATGTATCCTTCACCTCTAGCCATAGAACCGACAAATTCATACGTGTTCTCAAATCCATAAGATTCTCCAGGATTCTTATCTGCGGCTACATTGTCTGTAGTCAGATTGTTTACGTCATAGGTCTGATAGATGTCTATGGATGTGGAATCGTGCATGACACAATCTATCCCACTGTACCACATCCATATATCTCCCCACCCGGCAATACGTCCGCGAATGATAGGCTGTGTGAAGCATATCTCTATTTCACGGTTTGTCACTGCCGCATTATCCGGGATACTCCATCCACTAGTTACAGTTGCATTGACAAACTTGGCTACGATACCCGACATCTCCCCGTCAGCCAATCCGTTATGACCTTGGAAGTTGTAGTATTTGTATTTTGTGCTTTCATATTCAAACTCGGTGTCGGGAGCGACACTGTGTTCTTTTGCGTATGACATGGCAAGCTGTGCTTCAAACATTTTCATGCAAGGACGGTAATTGTTTATGAGTTGTGAAAAATTGTAAGCAGTTCCTGTTTCTGACGCTTTAAATCCTTGCCCGTTCAACTTGTAATATACATAGGTCTGACCGTCCGCCTTCTTGAATCTAACGCCTGTCATTTTTCCCCAGCTTGACGCATCGGGGGCTGAATCGTTGGATGATATTCCTTTTCCGCAAACAGACTGCGCGTGTAGGTCTTTTGTTCTGAATTTGATAAAGAGAAGCGTACACCACACTTCAAGGTCAAGGGCGAAGGCATTGGCATAAGGATAGTTCTTCGTAATGTCCGGGTTCTTTGCCCTGGCGTATTTCTCAAAATCAAAACGTGATACATTTGTCGTAGGCCATCCATTTCCTTCCATTATGTTTACGCCTAGATTTCCTACTGATGTTGCTCCTTTTACCGTGTTGTCAAAAATAGATCTCTGCTTCCCATCCTTTATCGTGGAGTAACCGATACTCATTCCGAACGGTTTTATCTCTATGGCCGTATCGCCACCGTATGTAAACGGAGCGTCACTGACTAGCCTTCTTTCGTATGTATCATCCGTTCCTCCGTTGATTATCCAGAAAGGCTTGGTGTTTACAAGCATAATATCGCTTCCGTCATCTGTTACATCAGTTCCGTCAATAACAATATTTGACGGGCTACCGTCAGCCATTTTGAAGAAATTGGTCTGGTCAAGGAATCCTACTACCTTACCGTCCTTTACCTTTGCCGCACGGAAAGAGTTGAGGATAGGATGTGATGTCTTGAACTCTTCCTTTCCTATCCATGTCTGAAATACAGGGTCTGTCTGCCCTCTTCTCATTTCCACTCCATATATATTCCCCTGCTGCATCTTTATCTGTTCGAGAAGCGTTTTGTAGTCATTGGTAAAGTCGTTTGTGGATAACGCCTTGCCGTCCACTTTGTCTACCTTCTCATCCAAGGCAGCTTTCTGCGCGGTGGATACAGGCTTTTCTGCATCGGACGTATTATCCACCTTTGACAGACCTATATTGTCTTTCGTTATATTGACATTCCCTGTCCTGTAAGACTGTTCGGCATTACCTTTCACGCCTATGACGGTATTCCTCTGTGCGCCTTCCTCTATCCCGTCAAGTTTGTCTTTCAACTGGGTAGTAAAGTTGTTGTCGGTATGCACATAGCTTTCGTCCATTACCATGCCTTGTCTTATCTTGGACACCGTGACGGATTTGTTCTCTTTAGGGCTTCCCGTCACACATGGTATCATCTCTTCTCCCGTAGCGGTTTCAACGGGAGGCATCTGTGAAATTTTAAGATTATCTTCCATTATATTATTCCGTTAATATTAAACCATCGTTTTCAAGCAATATGCTGTATCCATTTTCAGTGATTACGGTATTCCGAAGAACCTCTAGCGTTATCCTTGAATCAGCAAGCTTCCATGAATTGTCAGAAAACGGCATATACCCGTCTTTCTTTACAGACAGCGACATCGTGCCATTTACCATACCCCGTACTTTTACTGTACCGTCAGACAATGTTTTGTACTGTACGCCTCCCACCGTGACCGTTGCATCCTGTATGGGTGAGCCGGATACGTCCACCACCGTTATCGTTACGATAGCCTTCGGTATATAGTAATCAATCAAATCCTGCTCGGTGAATCCGTCATTCTGTTTGGTGGGAACGGAATCGAAACCGATGGAGTTGTAGAAAGCTGAACTAATCCATCCGCTATCATGGTCAGTATTGCTAAAGAATACAGGAGTTTTAGTTTTATCACCTGTCACATCATTGTTTACTATGGTGATTATTTGCTTTTTGTTTAACAAAGCGGAACCTATTGTAGATTCATTCAGTGTTCCATCAATATAGGTCTTGCCGTTTGAGTTCCTACTATTATAAGCAATACTACCTTTGTCATTGAATACGGCAAACAGCCAAGGTTCAGTAGTAGTCAGTCTTTGGTCATAGATAAACTTTCCATCAATGAACGGATTGATAGTTATAAACAACACCTTAACGCCCTGCTGCAAGTTCCCCACAACACCGTAATCATCCACTCCGTCTGTCACTAGGGCGTTGGGATAGGATGGGATTTGCTCAATTGTGATATTACAGGTATGAGGATAGGAAGCTGCTATAACTTGCCATTTCATATTATATGTAGCGGAATATGTGGAAGCAGGTAATTCGTACTCTCCATCCTTTTTCATATCAAATATAATCGTTGCCAATTCACCTAATGATGTATCTCCATATACTACATATCTCAATGTTTCATTAGATGTGATACCTGTTACTCTTACTTTGTATTTTTTTGGACGGAGAATTAACTCTAGTTTCTATTACTCCACTACTTACTTTTACATTATTTATAGTAATAGTATTGTCTGTTATAGTTCCATCACCTCTTACGCCACTTAAATAGGTAATAAATAATGCACTGTCAAGATAGTTATATTCATACCCACCCACACCGCTCATTGCAGCGAACAGGAAATTGTTAAGTTTCAGCGGTCTGTTGTTTCCGCTATGGTCTTGCAGGTATGGATTGGCTTTTAGTATCTCGTTTGTGGGAACGGATTGTCCTGACGGTAGCTGGGTGATGGTAATGTTACAAGCACCGACAATATTGCCGTTTCTGAATGACAGATTACCGTTTACGGTTCCTAATGGCGGAATATCATATGTTCCGTCTTGTGTGATATTAACTAATTTTACATTAGCACTATATCCCCAGTATAATTCCTGCCCGTCAACTATACCTTTCACTTCCACTTTCATTCCTGGGAAATTTTTTGTTTGGTCAGGAATGTAGCATTCTACTGTATCGTTCAGTGTAGCAAATCTAGTTATGACAAATGAGGTGCTTGTTATAATTACATCAGCATTTACAGATGGATGTGATCTCCAATCATTAAAGTTTTGGCTGTATGTATCCACAGGCTTTGACATATCGTACCAGAACACCATGTGTTTTGGTATCCATTTTTCTATCACCTTGTTTATATCGGTTTTTCCTGTACCTGCCGATTTTACAAGTCCAAGTTTTCCTATGTTAAAAAAACCTATTTTTCTCATTTTTCGTCCATTTTAACCCACTCATCAGATAAAAGCAGCTTCTCAAACTCTCTTGTGCCAGTGTCGTATGTGTCGTAAGGGAAAGGGTGTTCCGTTCCGTCCTCAGGTAACGTCATAGGCATCACTTCCATAACCTTATCGGTATGGAGCATATAATACAGACCGTCTGTCGATTGTCTGAAAACGGACAGGTCATCTTCCGAAAACATAATCTCGGCATCTATTTTTGGTACTATGGAAAACTGCATATTATGAATTTTATCTATTATCGCAAAGATAGTAAAAAAAAAGTTAAACGTATTGGTTGCATACGGTTTTATGTCGTATATTTGCTGAAAATTAAAAAAAAACATATCTATGAATGTATTGAGTTTATGTGACGGGATAGCTTGCGGACGTATTGCACTAGAAAGAATGGGATATACAGTGGAAAGATATTATGCAAGCGAAATAAATGCTCCTTCCATTAAAGTGGCATTAAACAACTATCCTGATATTGTTGAATTGGGTGATATAAAAAATTGGAAAGAATGGGATATACAGTGGAAAGATATTGATTTATTGATTGGCGGAACACCATGCCAGGATTTCTCACAGTTAGGGAAAGAGAAACTGAACTTCGATGGCGAGCGTTCGGGATTATTCTTTGAATATGTCAATATACTGAACCATATCAGACAGTTCAATCCTAATATAAAGTTCATGCTCGAAAACGTGAAGATGAAATCCGATTGGGCTGATTTGATTTCGTCACATCTTGGAGTAGACTATGTGTATATCAACAGTTCCGATTTCTCCGCGCAAATGAGAGCAAGATACTACTGGTGCAACTGGGAAATACCTGCATGGAAGGACAAGGGAATATTGTTCAAGGACATCATCACGGACGGATATGTGGAGAAAGACAAATCATGGTGTATGCTTGAATCATGGAACAGGTTTGCCAAGAACCCCGAATCGTTGTTAAGAAGATATAAAAAATCACTCACACCGTTGATATTCAACTCACCCGACTGTAATCCCGAAAAAGGTTTCAGAACGCCCAATATTACGGAAGCGGAAAGATTGCAGACAGTTCCAGAAGGATACACAAAGTCAGTACAGCCACATATAGGGATGGGGCTTCTAGGAAATGGATGGACTGTAGATGTTGTTAGTCATATTTTTATGGGTTTATAGTCAATTAAACACTATTTAACTAAATTAGTTATGCTATGATTTAATTTATAGTTATATTTGCAATATGAAACGAGCATATAAATATAGACTTAATCCTACGCCTGAGCAGATTGTTTTCTTCAACAAATCTTTCGGGTGTTGTAGGTTTGTATATAACTATATGCTCGGTAAACGTATAGAAGCGTATCAGCGTGACAAGACGAAGATAGGATGGGTTGAACTGGCTAAGATGCTTACAGAACTTAAAAAGAAGGATGGGAATGAATGGCTTTCGGAAGTATCAAACGAGTGCCTGCAACAATCCATAAGAAATATGGACAGCGCATTTGTGAAGTTCTTCCGTGAAAAGGCAGGGTTTCCAAATTTCAAGGCGAAGCATTACAGCCGACAGTCATACAAGGCTATAAATGCGGTGTCTGTTGACCTTGATAACAACAAGGTAAGACTTCCAAAGATCGGATGGGTTAAATTCTTTCCAAACAGGAAGTTTGACGGTAAAGTATGCTCTGTCACGGTAAGCAAGACACCGACAGGTAAATATTTCATTTCTGTCCTTGTTGACGATGGAAAGGAAATAC